GCGATACTCACGATCATGAACCCCGGCATGTAGCTATGGTATGCACCACTGCGTCCCATCCTTTCATGCGGCAATCCCAGCTTGATCCGCTTCATGGTTTCCCAGTCCCAGTCCCAGTCCCAGTCCCAGTCATCATCGTCCCATTCAGGAGTGCGCAAACTTAGCCTGCGCCTCTCCTTGTCCTCCCAGTCAGTCATCATCTTCGTCCGACTTGAACGACGTGATTTCAGCCCCGCACCCAGGGCACGTATCCTGCACCTGATAGTCCGACAGCTTGATCTGCTCGGTGCCGTTGATGCTGTCGCTCTTGACCATCGAGAGATATGGCTCGGTGCGATCCTGCAGCAGCGTGGCATTAGCCAACAGCACGTTACCAAATTGCGCCATAAGCGTCTTGATCATCAGCTCCTTAGAGGCACGGTCCTTGTCGGCAAAGTTAACCCGAAGCTCCATGAAGAACGATGTCGCGGCCATGTGAAATCCTCCTGTTTGTGCGAAATAACCCGTTACTCCGAACCTGTTCAAGCTATGCCACATTGGCAAGTCCTTGAACGTGTCTGACTCCAGTAGCTCCAGCACCTCCCTGTCGAGAATGTATTTCATGTGATGGGGCATTACGGTTACCGTTATCGGTAATCGCTCATATCCACGGGGACAGGCGGCACGTTCAGGCACCCTCTGAGAAGGTTGTCCTCTTTGCACATGCTCAGCCAGCCTTGCCTGATGTCTTCAGCTTTCGAGCCAAGGTGAGCGTGATCCGTGAGGAACGTTATGACCCAGCTTCGAGGAAGCGCCTGGTGGTAGATAGAAGCAGGAAGCTCGCTCTCGGAGTAATACGTCGTATCACCCATAAGGCTGGTGATGGGTGTAGACTGCATCAGAAGCGGAGCCACGAGGTTGTTCATCGAGCCTGATGTGGGCATAGTCAGCACCCAATGGCCCCAGATGCGCGTGCCGTTAGGCTCTGGTATCCTGCCAGCGTTTTTCTCCTGCATCAGGACAAGCGGGCGTTCTGCCTCATGCTGTATCCTATTGGCGAAGCGTATCGGGTCTACGGAGAGAGTACGCGCCGAGATTGCGATGCTATGAGTTACGATGGCTATGCCATCGGTGAGAAGCTCGCGTGTGAACTGCTCTAAGCTATTAAGCGCCTTGTCTAGATTGTAGCACGCCTCGTCAGCGCTTCGCTTAAAGTTACGCTGCTCGTCTTCTATCAAGTAGCGTTGCCGCTGCCACTCCTCTATGTCGGAGAGGGTAAGATTACGGGAAAACAGGGAAGGTTTCATGTGGGTAACCCCTATTTGTTGGTTGTTAGGGGGTGTTACCAATAACGGTAACACCCCGGAATGAGAGCGCGAGCGCTAGGCTGTTAGCCCATTGATGAACGTCAGCAGCTGCGAGTTGGCCATGGCCCAGCGTGCGAACGTCGTATCGCTCATAAGCTTGTGGTCACGGTCGATAGCACGCTTGGCGAACGTGATGGACAGCTCCTTGGGCATGCGATCCACGTATCTTATCACGGATGCCGCGTCCTTTTTCTCCACCAGCTTGGCGAGGTTATAGCACACCAGCATCTGCGCATCGGTGCGCTCCGGCACCTTGACGCCTGTGGGGTTAGCCACGATGTCATGATACTTCGGCATGTCCCGGCTCAGCATCAACGTCTCGAAATACTGGGCGGCTTCGGGATGGCCCATTGTCCCCGCACAAATCTCCTGCATCCCCTCGTCCATGGGGAACTCACCAATGATCTCGCCGTCCTCGATGGTCCCGCCACGGTAGCGTATCGTGGTTTGAAGTATGTCATCCCACGCACAGGTCGAGCGTGGCGTGCAGTAAGGACGCTGCTTATCCGGCAGCTTGTCGCTCCAGACGAGGCCGGTATGCGCCATGGCGAACGCAATAGTCACCTTCAGGCGGTTCGTCCTTATCGCGTAGTCCTCCTCCCATCCTTTCGGATCATCGGTCCAGTCGATATAGGTGATACGGTTGATCATATGGTCCAGCTCTTTTGTGCTGCCTGACCGGTCTTCAGCACGATTACCTGCGAACCACACCACCCATCCGGGCGGTAGCTGATGGATGCCGAACCGGCCCACCAGAGCGCTGTCGGCAATGATCTTCTTCATATCGACATCCATCTTGTCGGCTTCCTCGATGAGTATGATCCCCCCATCGTACTCGTGGAGAAACTTCCCTTCGGCTGTCTTCCACAGGAACGGCAGGGAGAAGGTCATGATGGTTGGCTTGCCCTCCTCGTGGCGCGGCACGCCGTAACCCAGCAGGTCCATGGGGTTGGCGTTTGCACCGTTGAACCATACGAACCCGAGGTTCTTGCCGAGCAACGCGCCTATGCGCTTTGGTGCCTCGCCGATAAGAGTTGACTTGCCGCGACCGGGCGCTGACCTGATGTAGAAGGGCTTCTTGCTCTCGTACCAGATCGGCAGCCATTCATAAATGACACTGGGCTTCATTGTGGGTACTCCTAGTTTGGGTTTTATTACCGTTATTGGTAACTGGTTTAGTGGTTGGTTCAGACGTTGCGGTCTATCCTCGCCGCATCGAGGATCGCATTGATCTCCGTATCGATGGTTTCGTTCGTACGGGGATCAGTGGCGTCGAGTGCTGCCCTGATCCGGTCAACGAGGTCGCTCGCGATCTCGTCTGGTTGCTTCAGGCGCGCTGCCAGAAACTCGATCTCGTCGCTGGCTTCTACGAGAAGCTCACGCAGGCGTCCAATGTCGGTCATGGTCTTGTCTCCTACCGAGGTTAGGGGCGTTACCGGGAACGGTAACCGGGTTCAGGGTGGATTTTAGACATAGTTCTCCCCTGATACTCACATGTTACCATAAACGGTAACCCTCTGTCAAGTTGTATTTTCATGCACGTTCTGGTTGTATAGGGATACAGCGGGTTTTATTTGGTTTTTAATGGGTTTGTTGTGTTTGGTTATAGGTGAAATAAAGAGCGTGTGCCGCATGCGGCACACGCTCGCCGATGAGTGCGCTGATTCAGCTGAAGACTGCGACACCCACGACTATACCCACGATCACGTAGAACAGCAGAGCAACAACGAACAGCCAAGCGCAGCCGCGCATGTCGTGGGGATTGTCGTCGTTCTCATAGGGCGGGAGGTTCCAGTGGCGCATGTTTAATCGCTTCGATCTCTAGATGACGATATCCAGCCATTCTTTTGGTCTAGATAGCTTGTAGGATTCCCCTCTTCATCGATGTAGTTATTATCCGCGTCGAGCAAGCGATCAAGGTCATCCCGATGCCAGCCTTTAGCTTGCTCCTCTTTAAGTCGCATGTTCACCGCTATGTCCGCCCTTATAGCTGCAGCATAATCTTCAATAGGTTGTGCGGTATCGGGCTGGCTTGCAGGTTCGGTAGGTGCTGCACGCCTTGCACCATATCTCGCGTCAAAAGCTGCCTGAATCTCAGGGAACATCTGCCCTGACGGGTCAAACAGATTGAAATAGACAGCGGCAGACACCTCGACGGTTTTGTAAGAATCCATTCGGCATTTGGGACATGCTTTAACCCGGATGGTATTTATAGCAGTGCGGCGGGTCTGCGTTACCACCAGCTTAGCACCACAGTGTTTGCAATTTGTTAGACCTGGCTCATTGCGATCTGACATCTGTTACCTGACCTTTCTGCTCTCCACACTACAGCTTGGTCTAACATACTGAATATCAGATGTCAATACTATCACTTGAATGCTGTAATATAGCAGCTGCTGTTATTCTATGGTTTGGGGTAATGGAGTCATAAACTTAGTGAGAGAATTTAAACGCTTAATGGCTCAATGGGTTAGGGGCTTTATGATTATTCTCTAACAAAATTCTGAGAAACATAGCCATTGAGAGCAGATGTTAGATATACATATCTGTCATCTGTATACCTGTGATCTAGCAAACCGAGCCTTAGTAGTTTATATAGTAGAAAGAGAATAGAGAATATAGATATAGATAAGAAAGAAAGCCCCTAACTAGTCCCCTCCCCTAGCCTTTTAGCCCCTAAGTCCTTGTTATTGCTGTATAAATTCCTGCTCATGTAGAATTCCCCGGTAACTTTCCCCAAGAGTTACCGGGAAAAGTAACATGGATGGATTTTATTCCTATGCCCAGCTTACGGCACACCTTCGACGTATGAGTGCGCGTTGTGCGCGCTAACCCATTGAGCGATCAGGTGTTTTAACCGCTTAGCGTTTTGATCATGTTACTTTTCCCGGTAACTTTGAGAAATGCTAGATGTTAGATTTATGGCAAACGCACGCCGTATGAGTGCGCAGCGCGCTGCGCAAATTCATCATGTTACTTTTTCCGGTAACTTTTTGTGTAATACTATCAAGACTTTAGGCAAATAAAAAGGCGGAGCGCTTTCGCGCTCCGCCTGATTAACGTTATGGTTTCGGCAAGGTATCGACAAATACCTCGTAAGAGACTTTGGGATTCAGGGTGACGTATACCTGCCACGGGTGCGCGCCGTTCGGGAATAGCTGGTCGTACGTCTCAGCGATAGCGCGCGCTAACGCGATACGCCTTTGCTCAGTTAGTGCCTTGATATGCTCGCTCATCTTTTGGCTCCTGGGTTGTGATGGTTACTTTTTCCGGTAACAGGCAAAAAAGAGAGGTGGCTTGCGCCACCTCCCGGTTCTCAATGTTTGGGATTGTTATCCCTTGCGCTGGCTGCGAGTCCTGCCAGCAACTGGTGCAGGCTTAAGCGCTGCATTCATCTGCGCTGGCGAGACGTTAAGCTTGCGTGCCAGTGCAAACAGTTCGTCCTGCTCTTCCTTGATGGTAATGGTCGCAATCCACTGCGAGAGTATCGCCGTTGCGTCGACCAGCGGCTTGTCCGTGCACTGAATATCAGCGTAAGGCTTCTTTCCCTCAGTGAGATTCTTCAGATGACGCACAACCATTTCAACAACCTTCTTAGCGCCTTTGGTATTCACCGGCTGGCGCATCGCGTCCATGATCTGATCGTCCGTCAACTCGCTCGCGGTCCATGTCTCGCGTGGGATAGCGTTATTCTTTTCATCCACGTTGAAGACAGCCGGAAGGCGTGGGGCGCGAGGTGGGTTCTCTGTTGCCGCGTTATTGATGGTTTTCGCGGCTTCCAGATATGCTTCGAATTTTGACCTGGGCTTGTCCTTTGCCATGATCATGTTCTCAAACAACTTTACGATCAGGTCCATAGCGTTCTCGCCATTGAACAGCTTCTGACGCCCGAGATGATAGAAAGCGTTGATCTTGCCCACCTGTCCCTTTTCCGATCCCTTGGTTTTGGACGCCTTGCCACGTCCGGCCATCCAATCGCGATGTAGCACAGTTGTCTGAGTCTTGTCCGCATCAAGGTCCAGATATCCTTCGATCGCAGCGCGAACGATCTTCTGTGCCATGCTAGGAAGCGAATCAGCCGCCTTAAGGCCGGCCTTCTCCGCCTTGGCAACGTCCGCGCCAAGAGCTTTGATCTCCTTGCGAAGGTCATCAAACCGTGTGTCATTGACCAGAGCGGCCGGAGCGGTGGAAGTATTCAACGTATCAACATTAGTCATTGCTTTGCTCGTTTCGTTTGATCATGCCATGTCGGCAACTTCAGAGTAACACGTGATTGCCACGCGCTACAATATAGCTGCGGGGGAAAAGTTACTTTTAACGGTAACGCGGCTCGACCCCCACCCGTATTGGACTAGGGGGGCACCCGCCCGCCTAGGGTTCAGGGGATCGGCAAATATAGAATCAGTAAAAAACTCGTTATACCTTAATGATACCTCGAAGATACTAAACCTCCTCCCGACCAAACCCCAAAATCTCCTAGTCTCCCAGCGAATAAGCGAGTATACTCCCTCCGATACCCCTCCAATAAAAGGCAACCTTCCGTCATGCCCAAGCTTCCAAAAACTCTTAAAGAGTTCGTGGATATGCTGCAGCAAGCCCTCGGCCTTAGTGAAGATGACCCCCTGATGCGCCAGTTGCGCAAGGCCAAGACCCCGGAGGAAGCCCAGCGGATTGCCAGTGCGGCAGGTGAGAAGGGAGCGCGTGGAGGCTCCAGTCCCGCGATTGACAAAGCCACTTCTGAAAGATCGGGCGGGTGGGGACCAGCACAGGCTGCAGCTGCAGCTCGTGCGGGTAGATTCACCCCAGGCAGGACCTACTCCGGTGCCGGTCCTACGGGAGGAAGCCCTACAGGAGGAACCCCTACCGCAGGCCCTGGGAGGCCCTCTAGTGCGGTTCCCGCCACTCCGGTGGTATCCCGGCCTGCCGACCCCCGCCAGCCGCGCTCCGCAGGTTATCAGCCCCCCGACAATAATTGGCTTACAACACCCACAAGCTACACCCCCTTCACCCCTGCCCCCTCCACCCCCAACAGCTACATACCAGGGGGACGGGTGCATTACACTACGGGGGGTGGCAGTGCTGCCGGGCGAGTCTCTGCGCCTCAAAAAGCCTACGACGCCTACAAGTCAGCCAAGTCTTCCGGCCAGCCCTACACCGGCCCCAATACTCCCTCCACCAACCAGCCCTACTCGGGGTTCCACTCGGCCCCTTACCGGCTGACCAACCAGACCGGGCAGAGCTTCACCAGCGAGCGCTATAGCAACCAGACCCGGCCCACGCCGGTGCCGACCACCCAGGTTCGCGGACAGCCCCATGACTTCCGGTCCGGTGCGGGCTATAACCCGCGTGCAGGCTCCGACATGTCGCCCGGAGGCACGGACAGGGTCAGAGGCGTGCCCACTACGAGTTTTTCCCCGACTAACGCGCGGGGCCAGCAAACCAGCTACACCCCTTTCACCCCTGCTCCCACTTCTGCAGCCCAGCCCCAGCGCACTAGTTACACGCCCTTTACGCCTAGCCCCTCTGCAAGCTCCCGGCAAAAATACGGCGGATACGGTCCCACTGCCGGCCAGGAGAACGTGCGCGGGTTCTTCGACAGCATTGCTTATGCTGAAGGCACCATGGGTAAGCGACCGGATGGGTCGCCTGCGCGTGGCTACAACGAGGTGCTGGGGCATGGCGGCTACGGGAGTCCCAGTAAGCCACTCACCGAAATGACGCTTAATGATGTTTACAGTTTCGGGAGGAGCACTGTCGGCCCTGCATATGTAGCTAAAACCGGCAGGGACATGAGCACTGCCATGGGTAAATACCAGATAGTTGGCGGGACCATGATGAACGCAGCTCGGCAGATGGGGCTGGACCCTGCCACCACCAAGTTCACTCCCGAGATACAGGACCGCATATCCGCGCATCTGGCGCTTGGGCGTTTACAACGCGGAGAAGACCTCGGGCTGGAGTGGGACGGGTTCAACCATCGTGACGGCCCTTCGCAAAAAGCCAAGGCGCTGGCGGCGCTTGGCGGTGACAGAGCCAAGCAGATAGCGATGCTGACCAAGCTTGCTGCGGGGCAGCCGGTGGACAGCGTAGCCAACGTGGCCACTGCCAACAACGCCGGGATTTCTCCGAATTACAGCCAGAAAACCGTGGATATCCAGAACCAGCTTAATGCGAAGGGTGCTAACCTGACGGTGGACGGCCTCATGGGGCCGAAGACCCAGGCCGCCATGACAAAATACAATATCGGGGGGCGGTATGTGCCACCCGCTGCTGGTGCTCGTGCTGTTGCTCCACAGGCTGTGCCGACCGGCTTCTCGGCGAGAATAGTATCCGGGATCAAGAACGTGGCGGGTGCGGTCCCTGGTGCGCTCAAGCAGGCTGGAGGCTACGTGAATCAGGCTGCTGCCTATGCGAGCGGTAATAGCCGTGGGTCCGCTGGCAGTGGAGGGAGCAACTATGGCGGCGGCTTCGGCGGAGGGGGCGGCTACGGTGGTGGCGGCACTTACGGCGGCTCCGGGGGAAGCCGTATTTCAGAGGGAGTCGGGGGCGCTTACCGTAACCGCTAGGAGCCTGAATTCATGCCCCACAATTGCCCGTGGACGCGTTATTTCTGGGAAAATGACCCTAGGTGCCAAGGAGCTAAAAAACGCGTCAGTGAGGCTCCTAGGGGCCTTAGCGTCGATTTCAACTAACAGGAGGTAGAGATGATTATCGCAGGTGGTGATAAACCGAACCAGGACCTTCCCGGCAAGCCGAAACGCGACCTGAGCGAGGGCGAGTATGTGCCGGCCAGCGGGGACATCTCCCCCGGAGCACATCCGGGCGGCATCGCGCCCACCGAGGACCCGCGCAAGGACGCGGGACTGGAAGAAGACGAAGAGGATACTGATGCGGCTACGCCAAAGGACACTTCTGGCGTGATAGTTCCGGGGATCGCCCTGGAGCTGTGGGCCTGCTAGCACGAATCAGGAACTCGGCCTGTGATTAAACTCCCCCTTGATGGGAACATGACAGGAACGAGTGAAAAGACCCCCCAGAGGGACCCCCTATAGGGGGTCCCTCTGGGGGGTCCCATAGCCGAGCAAGGAGAACAAAATGATAGAATCAGTCATTATGTTCCTGATCTACGTCTGCCTGCTGGCAATCGTAATCTACGGAGTGATCTACGTGCTGCGCGATGTCATAGGCTTGCCGATCCCGGCGAAGATAATCCAGATATTGTGGGTTATCGTTGCCCTGGTGGTGCTCTTGTGGCTGGTGCAGTTAGTGCTGGGTGGTGGCGGGCTGCGGATACCGTCGTTCAAATCAGGGTGAACCATGAAGCTGGTGGATACTATCCCTACGGCAAGCCACAAGGACATGCTCTCTGCTATCGACGTATTGGAGCGTGCCCTTGTCGACGCCAAGCAAGGTAAGGTCGTAGCTGTCGGCATCGCCCTGGTGGGGCCTGACCAGCGCGTAGGCTACATGTCCTCTGAATCAGCCCGCCACGCCGTGCAGCTGGTGGCTGCAGCCAACCTGATGAACTGGCGGTTGTGCGAGAGCGTGTGGACGCAGCTGGATGTGGAGCTTGAAGAGTATCCCGATCCACCCAATTCTGCATAAAAGTATAGAGGAGGGATAACCCATGAATAAAGACAGTAAAGCTGAAGTAAAGCATAAGGTCCAAGTGAGTAAAACACCGGAGATGGACCCGCCGCTCAAGCAACCTGAGCAAGCTGAGTTACCGTTACCGGTAACCCCCCAGCCAAAATTATCCGAGCGAACTAAAGCGGAAATGGAGGCGGGGCGTAAAGCAGTTAAAGAGGCTGAAGCTAAACTAAAAACTTCTGATTAGTATGTAACCTACGAACAGCCAGAACGCCGTGCCAAAAGTGAGCATGAGAACCCAGATCAGTAGCTCGGGGGGCTCTTTCATTAGGAGGTGATGATGCCACTAAAGAAAGGCAAAAGCCAGAAGGATGTGTCCGAGAACATTCGCGAGCTTAGGCACAGTGGAAAACCCGCTAAGCAAGCTGTGGCCATTGCGCTTCAAAAAGCGGGTAAGTCTCGTAAAGGCAAAAAGCCGAGAAGTTATTAGTGATCCGCTGGCACCGCACGTTTGCGTTTGCCCTGGGGGTCGCGGGCGTTATGTTTCTGCTGTTATGGGCGTGGAGTTAGGTCCACCCGGCAGCGCTCATAGGGGGCTGCGGCTTGGGGTTCTGCATGTGGCGCATCACCATGCCCATCATTCCGTGACTACCCGCGTGCGTGGTCAGGCACACATATTGCAGTGCATCTGCCACATGCGAGTATTCGTTCTTGTCGGGGCTGGGCTTGCGCTGGCCCTGTTTTGTCTTCCCGTATCTGTAGCCGCCGCCCATGGCGCGTACAAGTGTCGGGCAGCGCCCCTTGTCGAAGACTATCGCTGGGCCTCCATCTCTTTGGCTAAGCAGAAGCGCCTCGACTGCCCTGATCCGTGGGTCGATATCATTAGTGGGTGCAGGGAAACAGGCAAAACCAAAACGCTTCAGCACGTCAAAGGAGTTCTCCTCGTAGATGCTATCCTTGCTCTTGCCTGCCGGGTCGCCCACTAGCGCTATCTTCTTGCCCATGTAGCGAAAATCACCCATTCGGGGGCGCAGGCTTCTTTGTATGTGAAGCTCTAGCCCGGTGTCTTCCGCTGGGACTTCTTCCAGGATTAGCAACCTGCCTTTATGGTCCATCTGGCAGATCACCGACCACGGATCGCGCCCAAAGTCTTGTCCCACCAGGATAGGATGCCCTTGCACAGGTTCGAGATTTTCAACGCAATGGAACGCCGACTTGAAACTATCGTGGAAGACGGCTGTTCCTGAGGGATCGTCTCCAAATTCTGCGTGGACATATCGTTTGCACCACGATTCGCTGTTGGATCGGATGAATCGTTCATAGTAGGTTCGTCCTTGTGCCAGTCTGCGGGGGTCATTTTCGGGTAACTTAAGAGTTTCCGGCGTCTGGTGTAGCCATTGAAGGTTTTCAGCATCTGGGCTCATACCCCCTGGTTGGCGGAAAATCTGCGTGTCAGGCCCTGGAGTGGTCATGATCTCGTACCAGGGGGAGTTTTCACTGGGTAGGTTAGTATCAGCTACCCAGCCAAACCACGTTGCGCCGCCCATCTGTGCCGACGGGAATCTCCCGCAGCGGCCCGAGATAGGTGAGATCAAATCCGGGTCGACTTCGATAGCTTCCGAAATCCACGCGCCGGTGAGCTGCATGGAGAGGAGCCGTCTCTGATCCTCAGCATCTTCCAGCGGGATGAAAATCCACTCACTGTTTATGTCACCTACCTTGATATAGAGAGTGCTGGTGGACACCTTCCACTCTGCTATCTCTCTGAACCACGCAATAGTATCCTTAAGAATAGTGTCCCGCATTTGTTGAAGAGTATTTCTAACTATAGCGAACCTTGTGTAACGTATACCATCGGGTGCAGGTTGTTGTTCTGCTGCGCGCCTGAATAGCTCAAATATTATAGCAGTAGTCTTGCCGGACCCTACTGGTCCGGCGATGATCCGCCCGAACGCATTGCTGCGCATAAACTGCTTACATGTGGGAGGCGGCGTATAGTCGATTTGGGTCATGTGGTGTGCTCGATTACCTTTTCCGGTAATAACACTTCCTTTGAGAATGACAGGGGGGCCGAGCCGCCGAGGTTAATTGTAACGTGGAACCCACTGCCCGCGCTAGTTACCGACTCGGGTTTGTTTATTCCGGATATGTTGGAAACCAGCTTGGCAAGCTCGACCTTGGAGTTGAGCGTTTCGTTGGGATCGTGTAGTCTTGTGTTCGCCTCGGGAAGCCAGTGCTCGACAATGGCTCCAGCCTTGAGCCTTGTACGCTCAGTGGTGTTCTGGGCGCTTTGCCATGCAATGATTTCGTTTTCAAGAAGCGCTTGAAACCGTTTGGAGTGCTGGATGATGCGCCATTCATCCTCGCTGAGTTTATAAATTTCCTGGATGGCTTCGGCATCCAGGTGATCAATGGCGATTTCACGCGCTAGCTGAACAAGCGTGTTGTCTCGAAGCTGCATGGCCTGCTCCAGGGTTACAACATAGTTACTAACAAAGCCGTTGCATAATAAGCAGAATCAAAGTATTTAGCAATTATTATTCAAGGTTTATACCATGGCTGATACGTTGCCGATGCGCGGCGTCCTTCGTGTCGTCCCCCCGGCTCAATTAGAGCAAGCATTGCAGGCTGAGGCAGAAGCAAAGGTAGCTGCTGCGCAAGCCAGTCAGTCCCAACCGCAACTAACCCAGCTGGCTGGCTATGTAAGAAATCAGTTCGACATGATGCAGCGGCATAGAAACGACGCCGCTGCAGGGTGGACCGAGCGCATGCTTAGCGCGTTGCGCACGTTCAATGGTATTTACGATAATACCAAGATGATGCAGATACGCCAGTTTGGCGGGTCTGAGGTCTACGCGCGCATAGTCGCGATGAAATGCCGTGGCGCAAATAGCCTTCTCAGGGATGTTTATCTTGCCCCCGATCGACCGTGGGCGATCCAGGCACCAGCCGATCCCGACGTGCCGCAGGAAGTCATAAACACTATCCTCCAGCTAGTACAACAGGAGTTGATAAGTTTTCAGGTGCTGGCTGAGCAGGCGGCTATGCAGGCTCAGCAGCCGCAGCCTGCCATGCAGGTTGGTGCGCCTAATCCCGGGCCAGGTAATCCTACCGGAGTGAATAGTGGCGGGGCTGGCGGCGCAGTATCCCCCAATCCTCAAGCTCCACCAGCTCCACCTCCTCCTGACGCGGGCATGATCCGTGATAGGGTCAACCATCTGATGGAAGCGGCGCGAAACGCTGAGAAGAAGAACGCGCGCAAGCGTGCAGGGCTTGCACAGGATAAAATAGAGGAAATACTTGAAACGGGTGGATTCTACAAAGCGCTGTCTGAAGTTTTGCAGGATGTCCCCCTTTTCCCCTATGCGTGCATGAAGGGGCCAATCGTAAGGATAGTCCCCGATGTCGTGTGGAACGGGAACACTCCTGAAGTAACTCAGAAACCCAGGTTGTTCTGGGAGAGAATCAGTCCCTTCGATGTTTATTGGACGCCCGGTGTTGCGGATATCGAGCAAGCCAACGTCATTGAGAGAGTCCGATTTACTCGCGGCGAACTGAACGATCTGCTGGACCTTCCGGGATATGACCACGAGGCTGTCAGGAGAGTATTGGATAACTATGGCAGGGGCGGGCTGGCGAGTAATTGGGACACGTCAGATTCAGAACGTGCGGTCTATGAGCGCCGGGAGAACCCGCAGACCAATGCGTCAGGGATGATCGACGGTCTTGAGTTCCACGGCAATGTGCAGGGGCAGTTGCTGTTGGACCAGGGTATGGACCCAGGCCAGATACCCGATCCTCTTAGAGACTACATGGTGCAGCTATGGCTGATTGGAGAGTATGTCGTAAAAGTGCAGGTTGTGCCGAGTCCACGCAAGCGCCATCCCTATTTCATTACCAGCTTCGAGAAAGTCCCTGGGACACCGGTTGGCAACGGGTTGCCAGATATTCTTTCTGACATACAGGAAGTCGCGAATGCCACACTTCGAGCGCTGGTCAACAACTTGAGCATTGCTTCTGGTCCACAGGTCGATATCAACGTGGACAGGCTGGCTCCCGGCGCGAATCCAAATGAGCTGTTCCCATGGAAGCGCTGGCACACGTTGTCAGACCCCATGTCGAACAATTCCCAGCCTGCGGTGAGGTTCTTCCAGCCAAACTCTAACGCGCAGGAGCTGCTGGTAGTCTACAAGGAGTTGAACATCATTGCTGACGATATATCCGCTATTCCTAAATATATGTCAGGATCGGGGGCTACTGGAGGTGCCGGTCGAACAGCTTCCGGCCTTGCTATGCTCATGGGGAACGCCTCCAAGATATTGCAGACGGTGGCTGCTAACATCGACCGAGACATCATGTTCCCTGCCCTCCAACAGCTTTTTGACATGCTCATGCTCACTGACCAGACCGGGGTTCTCAGAGGGGACGAAAGCATTAGGGTGATGGGCGTGAATGTCGCTATTCAGCGCGAGACTCAGCGTGCCCGCCAGCTTGAGTTCCTTTCTATCACCGCGAACCCGCTGGATGCGCAGATCACCGGAACACAGGGACGCGCCAAGATTCTTCGTGCGGTATCTAACACGATCGGGTTGGACGGCGAGGACATCATACCGCCAGAAGACGAGCTTGCGCAAATTGAGCAACAGCAGAAAATGCTCATGGCTCAGCAAGCTGCTGAGGCGCAGGGATCAAAACCAGGTGACACGTCAACGGGGGACATGGGTCCACGAACTAATATTTCTCGTGGTGGCGGTGGCGGTAACGCTCCTGTTGGCGGCGGCGCTGGCTGAACTGATTCTATGGGTTACCAACTATTGGAGGTAAGTGATGGCTACTGTAAAATCCAAGTCTTCCCCCGCTTATGCAACGGGGGGCAATGGCAAGATGGTTGGTAAAACCGGTGCTTCGCCGCAAAAGCCGGGAACGACTTCCGGGGCGTCCCATGGTTCCATGGGTGGGAAGGCCAAGGGGGGTTCCGGGCATATGGTTGGCAAGCAGACATCCGGACACTGCAAGCCGCTTTAACATGGCGGTTTTTCACGAGAAACTTTCTCTGGCAGGTGCTGATCTGGCAAGATCGTCACCTGAGTTGTGGAGAAAGTTTCTGGAAGCGTTTGAAGTTTATGCTGATCAGACGATGGACCTCTTAGTCCAGTCTCCTGTCGATGCCCTTCAGGTGCGTCAAGGACATGCGCAACAAGCTGCCCATATCCTGAAGACCCTCCAGAACTGCGTGGCGACAGCAGATAAGCTTAAAGGCAAGTAGGAGGTTGCGATGGTCAAAAAGAAACCCACTGCTGCTCTTCCTACCGGGAAGGTATTCCTGGATAGTGAACTCCCGCGCGCTGACGCTGATTATGCCCAATACGGGCTTCGTTACGGTATGGGTAAACAGAAGCCTACGTTGGAAAAAATAAGGGAAGCCATGGGGGCGAAACCACCCAAAACCCGCAAGGGGACTATACCGTCAGTTTCTGTACAAATACCACCACCATCCAAATCTCGTGGCAAGGCGATAGAGGGAAGAGTGGTGCGTGGTAAATTAAGGTAAAGGTTACTAAAATGGCGACTACCCCCGAGGATCGGCGCGATCCCAATGCAAACGTTCCAGAATCAGTTAGGGCTGCTGCCGCCAAGGCGGAAGCTCTACACCGAGCGGTCTACCCAGAGGCGGATACTGGTCAGCCTCCAGCCGATCAGCCCTCTAACGCGGAAGCAGAGGGTGCACCGCCAGCAGGGGTTTCGGCTTCAGCTCCCATCTCGGCTTCAGCTCCCATCTCTGCTGAAGCCCCTGCGTCCCATCCTGATGGGCCGGTTGATTGGGAGCATCGTTACACCTCTATGAAGGGCCGTCACGATAAGGCCCAAGACAGCATCAAGCAAATGTCGGAACAGATAACCAACCTCCAAAATGTGTTGGCTACTGTTAGCTCTATGCCTCAGGGGCCGTCTCAGGTCCCATACGAGTTACGTGCTGAGAGTCTTCTTTCAGCCGACGAAGTAAACGATTACGGGGCTGAATTTCTCGATGTTGTCGGCAAGAAAGCGCGTGAAGCAACGTCCTCGATGGTTCAAGGGCTTCAGGGTGAGATACAGGACCTTAAGCGTCAGTTAGGCTATGTAGGGGGTAGTATAGCTCAAAATGCGCGCGAGCAGATGTTTGGCGCATTGGATCAGTATTTGCCTGCTTGGCGTGAGATAAATCAGGACCCGAAATTTTTTGCATGGTTGGCCTTGCCAGATACTTATTCTGGTGCTATACGCCATAATCTGTTGAAAGCTGCGTGGGACCGGAATGATACCGCTCGTTCGCTTGCTTTCTTCCAGGGCTTCCTCGCTGAAGAGGCTGCCGTTGATCCCGCGTATAGGAATTTAGTTCAGCCGAATGGCTCCCAGGCTCCCCAGCAGCCACATGGGCAAGATGTTGGGCAGCCACAGCAGCACCAGCCGGATTGGCGAGGTGCAAGGCAAAACGGGGGAGTTCCGCTAGAGTCTTTCGCGGCACCCGGCAGAGCCAAGGCAGCGGCAGAAATCCCCGCTGAGAAGCCTTTAGTCAGACGATCCGACATCACCAGGTTCTACGCTGACTGTGCTGCGGGCAGATACCGTGGCAACGAAGCGGAGAAAACGCGGTTGGAGAGCGTCATCTTCGCCGCCCAGGCTGAAGGTAGGATCGTCAACAGCTAAACTTCTCCGGGCGATCAGTTACCGTTTCCGGTAACTTCAACTCCCCGGGGGTAACTCTTCGGGGATTAAGATGGCATTTCCACTTTCACCGCAAACTACGTTTGTACCGCCTACTGGCGGTATTGTTACTTATCCCGCTGGCAGCACGGCTAATACGTTTGCTGCTACTGGCTTTATCCCGGAGATTTGGTCCGGGAAAATGGTGGAGAAGTTTTATAACTCCACCGTTCTCGCTGCGATCTCGAACACTGATTACGAGGGCGAGATCAAAGCGTTCGGCGACAAGGTGCATATCCGCACCAAGCCGACGATCACCATTAAGAAATATGCTGCTGACGGTTTGCTGGTGCCAGACCGGCCCGCTGGTGGCGAAGTTATTCTGAATATCGATCAGGGTCGGTATTGGAATACGATTCTGGATGATGTGATGCGGACGCAGTCTGACATCAATCTTCTCAGCATCTGGGCGGAGGATGCCGCCGAGCAGATGAAGATTACTATCGATACTGATGTGCTGCTGGGTATTCTTGGGCAGGCGCAGGCGACAACCAATAAGGGAGCTACGGCTGGCGCAGCTTCTGTAAATATCAATCTCGGCATAACCGGCACGCCGTTGGTTCTGGTTGCTGGCTCTCCAACAGCTGGCCAAGTGGATATTCTCGACGCGATCTTGCGTCTTGGTCAGGTTCTGGACGAGCAGAACATCCCGGAGACTGGTCGCTGGCTGCTTATCCCTGCGTGGGCGGCTACGCTGATCAAGCGTTCCGAACTGCGTCAGGCTTATTTGTCTGGCGATGCAGTGAGCATGCTCAGGAATGGACGCATCGGCATGGTTGACCGGTTCACGCTCTATAGCTCAAACCTGCTTCCGAAGGGTGTGATCACTGGCCCACCGGCCCTGGCTGCCGGCGAGACTGTGATGTATGCGGGTCATGCTCATGGGCTTACATTTGCGTCCCAGATGACGGAGATGGAAGTCATGCGTTCCGAGCACACTTTTGGCGATCTGCAGAGAGGCTTGCAAGTTTACGGCTATAAGGTCGTGGCCCCTGTGGCAATTGCAGAGGCGATCATCAAGCCGGTGTAGGCTTTCTTCTCTGTGGTGCATCCCCCAGCCTTTAATCCTCCCTGGAGGCTGGGGGCTGTTACCGGAAACGGTAACTCCTAGAGGTTCGGCATGGCAGCGCTTGATACTGTAGGTAAGGTTATAAGTTATGCCAGGGTCCTCTTGCAGGATACGTTGGAGCCGTATCGCTATCCTGATATGGATTTGGTTACTGCCTTGAACGCGGCTCTTCTGGATGCTCGTCGTCTTCGTCCAGATTTGTTTCTTTATACACCCACTGACGTGCCCTTTTATACCATCACTGGCATAGCGGGTATCCCTGAGGAGCCTCCTTTTCCTGATCCTGTTTTTAATGAAGTAATTGATCTGGATCAACAATATCGCATGGCGTTGGTTTATTTCATCCTCGGGCAGGCACAATTCCGTGATGAGGAGGATGTGCAGGATGCTCGCGCAATGCTGTTTATGACTAAGTTTACGCAAATGCTTACTGAGTCTCTCCTACCCCAGAGTATCGCCAGATGAGCGCACAGCTTGATCGCTTCATGAACGATGTTCGCATGCGCCTTCCGGGCGCTCTTGACGACGCTATCAAGTGGGAGTTGTTTTACGCGCTGGATGAGTTCTGCAAGGAGACGAACGCGTGGCAGGAGAAGCTTATTTTATCCGTTACTCCTGATGCATTGGAGTATGAGATTGAGCCTGAGGAGAATCGTGCCCGGATAGTAAGATTGCTATCTGTCACTACGGGAACGGGTGTTGAGGAGCGTCCGATATATGGCGCTACGTTGCCTGAGCCTGAGCTATTGGTATTTCATCACCAACCAGATACTGCCGATTATAACGTGTTGGTGGCGCTGACAGTAGTGGACCCAGTTGATGCGGTTGATACGCTCCCAGACTTTCCTGACTGGTTTTTTGTGAACTACAAACAGGAGATAACCGACGGGGTGTTATCCCGGATGATGTCACAACCTGCCAAGCCATATTTCTCACGTGATGGGTTTTTGCTTCATGGGAGAAGATTTCGCAATGGCATGTCGCGCGTTCGCATAGCGGTGGATCACCAGAACGTTTATGGGGGGCAACGCTGGACGTTTCCACGTTTTGCCCAGTGTGACGTACGATGACTATCTGGCGCGGTTCACATTATAATATAATTTTTGACCTGGGACAGGAGCTGGGTGGTTCGCCTGTAGACATTACCGGGTGGGGGCTTCGTTCTCAGATACGGGATAAGAACTCCGATAAACAATACATGATTGAACTTACTACCGAGAACGGTGGCATAAAAATTATAGATGCGGTTGCTGGTAAGTTTGAGTTGGTAATCACTGCTGAACAAAATGTTGATTTTTCGCTTGGCAATGTAGTTGGTGATATGTTTCGCACCGACGTATTACCGGGTCCAGAGAGACTATTTGGTTTTCGCGATCGCGTCAGACGACCAGTTACGCGAGATGGGGATAGCCAAGTAGATGGTGGCGGCGGTGGCGGTGGCATACAGGGTCCCCCTGGTCCGCAAGGCCCCCCTGGTCCTACTGGTCCTGTTGGTCCGGGAGGACCAGAAGGTCAGGAAGGGCCAGTAGGCCCTCCAGGACCTGCAGGCGCTACCCCATCGGTCTACAATACGATGGAGATCGCTGCAGTATCTGATCTTTCCGATATTGATGCGATTGTCACAGGCGGTTTCTCTGTAGCCGGCGACGGCGGTGAGGGCGTTTACTCGGTGCAGGACACCGAGCCAGTAGCTCCTGCCATCAGCTTCGAGAACACTCCAACCCCTCCAATTATGGGCAGGTGGATCGTCCTGGCGGGTGACAGGATTAATCTCAAGGCCATGGGCGCTTCGCTGCTCGCTGCAGATAATCAGACGGATTACCTGCAGGATGCTGTGAACACTCACAAGCCGGTGTTTATCCCTGCCGGCACGGTGACTGTAAGTCAATCAATCCTCTACGATACGTATCTCAACATCGAGGGTGTTGGAGCAAATTTCCAAGGCGTACCGGGGATTGGGCCGAGCGTCATCTCCGGCAATATCCCAGAACCGCTCATTCGGCGCGGGGAAGTGTGGATCAACGATAATTATCCTAGTCCGCCGACTATTGTTGGCAACGCCAGTGCCAGCACCGGCAGCCGCCTCGCGCTGCGTCACCTGACGATGCAGAATTTTATGGACAAGGCTCCTGGAATATCCCCTTCGTGCTTACAGGTATACAATAGCGTTAACCCGGTCACGGTTATACAGTGTTTGTTTAACTACAGATACCGGGGGGTGGAAATGATCCAGCCCTTTTCCGCGTCAGTGATAGACTGTCGTTTCAATAGCGACTGGGTAAGCAACCATAACGTCTTTACCGATGATTATAGGGACGCAGTTGGTCTGCTCGGAATGCAGTTTCGGGCTTGGAATTGTGAGTTTATCGGCGGCGGGACGGGCGTGCGGCTTTGGGGCTCATCAAGTTTATATGGCGGACGGATTGAGGTGAACGGCTTGGGCATTCATTTGGGTGACCGGGCAATCAGCAATACCGGTAATAATGGGCCATTTAATTGGCAGGGTGTTATTGAAGGTGTGACTTTAGAGGCTAATCATGTTGGTATTGACGCAGTGACCTTGTTCGATGCCCGCATTAGCCATTGCAACTTGCAATCTTCCACGAATGGCCCTGCACGTTTTCATCGTGACCTTCCGTATAGTGGCTTGGGCGATTGGGGGATGACGGTAGTCAACGGCACTCCTGGGTCGATCATCGAAGGCATTCAGATGAACGGCTCGTTTATGAAATACACCTACGACATCCGGTCGTCGTATTCAGGCACTGTGCGCGCGATTAGCGGGCAGAACACAGTTGTCCCGACAACGACTGTGGTTAGGCCGATCGGAGTGCATAAGACCAACCTGGTCAGCCGGGACACTACGACGCTGAAAACCCAGAGGAGTTTTTTCGATCAAGACCTTTACGATAGAGCGGCAGCGCTGCCGCTCGATAGTGATCGCTTTGTCTCGCACATTCCTAACTTGCGGCTCGCCACGTTGACGCAGCCCGACAATACTAAGCCGCCTGTTTTCGGGCGCAACCTCGCAGGCACGTTGACGGTAGCGAATGGTGCGACCAGTGCCACCCACACATTCCTGCTGGGGGCTGGTGAGGGCACGGCACAGTTCACCGTCGCGCCGAATGCTGTGGCGCTGGTCGGCTCGTCGCTTACGGCGGGGACGTATTACTACGCCACGACGATTGTCGGCCCCCGAGGTGAAACGGGATGCACTGGGGTCTATGCCAACCCGCCCGTTGCGGGAGGTCTTACCTACAAGTCCGTGGTGATCGCCGCAGATCAAAAGGCGTCCATGGGGTTCGCCCCGATAACCGCGCCAATGCTGCGCAGGGTCTATCGCGGCACTACGCTGGGCGTGCAGTTCGACGGCTTCTGGGAATTCACAGGAACCACGTTCGATGATGACGGCACGCAGGCATTCACCGGATACACGTATCCGCCGGCCTCCGGGGCCAGCGTGATAGTGCCGTCGCACGCGGAGCCGGATACGAATTATTTCGTCCAAGTGCAGCCCACGTGGGCGACGACGTGGCACGTGAGTGCGAAGTCCACGACTGCTTTCACGATTACCTTTGGCACCGCTGCGCCAAGCGATCAGACGGTGGGCTGGCTGATGTATAGGCCCTGATATATGTTACTTTTTCCGGTAACAATTTAGGAGGCTGGTTACCCGTGAATAAGATGGTCACCTACAGCGTAGACTCGGATTTCGAGGTCGAACTGGACCAGAACACGGCGATAACCGTTGTTCTCGGTACTCAGGGTATAGCTGGTCCTCCAGGTCCTCCGGGTCCTCAGGGTGCTGCTAGTACTGTTCCTGGCCCCGCTGGTCCTGAAGGTCCTGCCGGAGCAACGGGTGATACTGGCCCTGCTGGTGCCGAAGGCCCTGAAGGCCCCACTGGTCCTACTGGTGCGACTGGCCCACAGGGACCTGGACTTATTATTAAGGGTACAGTCGCTGACGTTGCTAGCTTGCCTACGTCGGGTTATGTTCTAGGCGATGCTTTTACTGTTACGTCGCCGTCTCCAACGACTGTGCATGTGGTGGTTGGCCTTGGCCCCCCGCTTGTATGGAATAATGTAGGCGCTTTTCAGGGTGCGACTGGTGCAACTGGGCCGACTGGGCCGACTGGCCCAACGGGTCCTACTGGTTCTCAAGGCCCTGCCGGAGCGACTGGTGCGACTGGTGCGACTGGCCCGCAAGGTCCTATTGGCGCTCCTAGTACAGTTCCTGGCCCACAAGGTTTACAAGGTCCAGTTGGTTTTACTGGTCCTACTGGTCCTGCTGGCCCTCCCAGCACAGTTCCTGGCCCTACTGGAGCGACTGGTGCTACCGGAGCGACTGGTGCGCCGTTTGTCATTAAGGGCACGGTAGCAACGGTTCCAGCGCTTCCAGGTTCTGGTGCAATTGGGGACGCTTATACTGTTACCGCCACTAACCCGGCTAGGGTTTATTCCTGGACAGGTGCTGCGCCTTGGAAAGATGGTGGTCCGTTTCAGGGGCAACCCGGCGCGTTAGGTCCTGTCGGTCCCGCTGGCCCAGCCGGTCCAAAGGGCGATACGGGTGCCGGCGTAAGAGTAATGGGTTCAGTTTCCGCCCTGGTAGATTGTCCTGCTACGGGCAACGCCGTGGGTGATGGTTACATTCTTACGAGCTTTACGCCGGATCATTTAGCTGTATGCACTGCACTGCCTAATAATTGGGTGGACGTAGGCGTGTTTCAGGGTCCAACAGGTGCAACAGGCCCGACTGGCCCGCAAGGTCCTTCTGGTGCTGACAGCACAGTTCCTGGCCCTAAAGGAGATACTGGCCTACAAGGTTCTGTGGGTCCCGGTGTTCCAGTTGGCGTTGTAGGTGATGTAGGAAAGTTTCTCAGGAAGAACGCTGCCGGTGTAGCTGATACGGGTTGGACTGCTATTACTTCAGCCCATGTTACTGGCTTAGGTCCGTGGGCAACTACTCAGAATCTTGCCAGCGCTACTGGAACGCTGCCTCCTGCTAATCTTAACGCTGCTACCTATGACCAGCTTAATAATATAACTATGGCTGGTTCGCTTGGTACGGCTACTGGGGTTGTTACCTCTCCGGCTGGTTCACTTCGTATAGGGCTTAAGACAACGGTTGGTCTTGATACAGGGTTTGTTGTGGTTGCTGGATCGGGGGATGCGCCTAATAGTGCACGTGGTGCGTGGGTAGGAGCTTATGGTGTTAATAATCCTACGGAACCGGGTACGTTACAGTTACGATCCGGTACTGGTGGTTCTGTTAAGATAAATGGTGCTCCTGTAGCTGCTATAGCGACTTCAGGGAACGCAGCTGATTTGATAGGATCAATCCCGCTTACCAAGTTACCTTCACAATTAGCAGCTACCGTCCTTGGGAGAACTATTACCGGCGGGGCGGGTACGCCTATTGCTTTAACAGATGATAATCTTAGTGATTTTTCTTATGCGATTTCAGTAGGTGTTCCAGATGGACCTTCTTCCATAGTTGGGACTGCACCTATTAAACGTTCTAACAAGCAGCGCTGGTCAGATACTATCAATGTAATGGATTATGGGGCTGATCCAGGTGTTCCTAACGGTACAGCAGGAGCGCCTACGTTTCACACTGCTTTGACGAACGCTTATAATGAGGCTAAAGCACGGGGTTATTCTGAAATTCGCATTCCATCTGGTCGATTTAGGTTGGGCGATACGGTCACCCTGCTTAACGTAACCAGCGGTGATCGTATTCGATTTATCGGATGTGGCAGGACCACCACCATCGAACCTAGCTTTGGGAATAAGCACTGGTTTCAGATTGGAGCGGTAGGTGCTACTCAACCTACTAGTAATCATACTACGAATTTGTACTTTGAGAATATGGATTTCAGTCCGGGGGCTATTGGCAATGCAACGGCAGGTGCTGTCTTTAATCTACGAAACACTCGGTATTGTGCTTGGCGCGAATGCGCCTTTGTAGGGGTGCGGCAGGCGTTCAGAATGGGCTTCGATGCTACGCTCACTAACGACGTTGGGTCCATTCTTCTCGCTAATACCGCCTATATTAACGGTGCCGATCACACGATGGCGCACATGATAGAGCTGGGTTCTGGAGGAACCCTCGTAATGGAGGGAAATTATCTTCCGTTTGTTAACAGTGTGGTTCCGTCTATTTCAGGACAAGCATTTATCGCGCAGACTAATGCAAGCCTTAACTGGGACGGGCTTTTCGTTAATAGTTTTAACGGATCGGATTGGTATTACTACGTGCTGTCGCAGGCAGGGGGGATCGTGAACTTTAACTGGGACGGGGGCGGTGGGCAGTTTGACGGGCCGACCAGGGGATTTGTGGCGTCGGTTGATGGGAATACTCAATGGATGATTTCAAACTTGCTAATGCTGAAGGGGTATGGAGCGACTTCTATCGCAACTTATCCGCTGGATTGGAATAGTGCTGGGCATGTAACAATGTCGAATTGCATTATTGCGGGTTTTACTCATTATATATACGCAAGAGCTGGGACGGTGAATGTTATTGGTTGTACTTTTGAAGCGTGTGGGCGAGGGAGCACGGGGGATGTAGGTCCGCACCCGCTGATACGGTTTGATGCGCCGAACGGCCTAGTTACGGGCTGTTCCTATGTGCCGCGAAGCGGCACGACGACAGCTTCAAGGAGCGTATCCTGGGGTGGGGATACTTCGGGATATAGGGTTGGTCCAACTGCTGCGGGTCCTACCGCAGCAGGTAACAACTTTAGGAATCTCACTACAGGTGGGACAAATCCATAACCTAAAGGTAACTTAAGCTATGGCGATTTCCCTCAAGCATGACAAAGTCAGCGACAAGTCTGATGGTCAGGATAGTTCTCTCTTGCAGCCATCGCATTGGAATGCGGAGCATGTGTTTAAGGTTGAAGCTAAAAAGCTTGTTGGGAATAGCACTAGCTCGTCTGGTAACGCAGCGGAGATATCTGTTGGTGCTGGCCTGAAATTAGACGCCGGCGCGCTGACGTTTAGTGGTAGCGATGCCTTAATTGTGTCTGCGGCTAATCCTGATCTTCCAACTGCTCGTGTGCTTACTGGTGTTGCCCCCGTAACCGTAGATTTGACAACTGTTGCGCAAGCTAAAGTCAGTGTCGCTGATAACGGTATAACGCTTGATAAGCTGGATCACGGCACGAAGGGCGATATCCTTTATTACGGAGATTCTGGTGCTCCTGCGAGATTACCCATTGGTCCAGTTGGTACGTTTTTAAAGACTGGCACTGCTGCAGTTGTTGGTCCTCCGGCTGTCGCTGCTACTAATCCATCATGGGCATTTTCCGGTGCTCCCCATGCAGTGTTAAAAGACAAAAAAGGTAACGGTGTAGCTGGTGGTAGCTTTACTGTTGGCGATTGGCGTGACAGAGTTTTAAACGATGAAGCTTATGATACTTATGGATTTGTTACCTTAGCATCTAATGCGTTTACGCTGGTAGCTGGAACGTATGTTATCGAGTGGAGTACGCCGGCATATAATGTAACTCAGCACCAGAGTCGTTTATGGAATTCGACAGATAGTTTAATACTAGAATCGGGGACGGCTGAATTTTCTGGTACAACACAGAATAGGTCTTTAGGCGTTGCCAAATTTACTATCGCAGCCTCTAAAGCATTAAAAATTCAGCATAGATGTGATAGCACTAGAGCTACTGATGGTTTTGGTGCTCCCGCAAACTATAACGGTATGGCTGAGATTTATACCATTGTGAAGATTTGGCGAGTGGAGTGAGATAGACAGTGCTGTGGACCCGTTCACCGCTACCATACTCTTTTTTATGTGGCTGGCGCTGCGGCCTGAGCACCATCATCCGCCTGTTGATCTACATCCGAAGCATGATCAGTGTTGTATGCACAAAGGCTGTATGCGTCATCAGCACTTCTCGGGTAGAGCTTGCGGTATCCCGTGGGATTGGGAAAATAGATGATTGATCGTGACATCTATTTCAACCATGTGCGTGATAGCCTTTTCAGCGGCGCGTTGGAGCAAGTTCATGTCGATGGTCAGTCGGTAATCCTCGCAGTCTGGGACTACCAAGCTGGTGGCACGCCGATGAACGATCTCAGGTGGCTGGCCTACATGCTATCGACTGTTTACCACGAGACTGCACAACGTATGTGGCCTGTCACTGAGTATGGCTCACAGGAGTATTTGCAGGGCAAGGAATACTATCCGTATATCGGGCGCGGCTTCGTGCAGCTTACATGGCAGACTAACTACGATTACGCCAGTAAGGCATTGGCGTTGATTGATGAGCGTGACCTTGTGGCTCACCCGGAGATGGCGCTTGATTCGCTTATCGCTACCAGGATTTTATTCAGAGGCATGGCGGAAGGTTGGTTCACCAATCGCAAGCTTGGTGAATATTTTAATACCGAAAAGGACGATCCCATCAATGCGCGCCAGATAATTAATGGTAATGACGATGATACGCTTATTGCGGGTCATCATGAAAAGTTTCTGGTAGCACTAACGGCAGCATCAGGGAGTGTGTAGATGGCGATAAATATGCAGATTACTGTTACTGAAGGTTCAGTGGCAGTGATTTACTTTCAGGACGGTTCGTCCATGACGGTGGATGAAAACTCCAGTGAGAGCATTCAGCTTATCGAAAGGGGTTTTGCCACTGTCAGCGATGCTGCTCCTGTTGAAGAAGGTGAGCATCCGCCTCCTGGATACATATTTGCGCAAGCCATGGTAAAGTTTTGGCAGTTTATGGTGAATCAGGTAAAAGGCGAGAACCCTGAAGTTAACCCACTTTAAGGAGGCGGTTACTTTTTCCGGTAACTTTAGATGGTAGCGTTTAGGGTTGACACTTTCGGAGGCATGATTCCGGCGATTAGCGATGAGCTATTGCCGGTAAACCAAGCTGCGCTGTCCGAAAATACGTGGCTGTATTCTGGGAGTTTGGTAGGCTTACCAATCCCCAAACCGCTTAGAGATATGGCGCTAGTGGACTCCACCAAAGTTTATCGTATACCAGCGTCGTATGATCGATCCACTTACCTTCACAATTCGCTATGGATAGAATTTGCCAACGTAAACACTGATGTTGTACGTGCGCCAGTGTTTAACGATGTGCATGATAGATACTATATGGCTTCAACGTCGGCGGCTCCCAGGTATAACACGCGCGCACGTTTGCAAGCTTACGAAGATGGCGAAGTAAATTCTCGTGCTTGGCTTTTAGGCGTCCCTCCACCGACTGTACCACCTAAGCTCGTAGTGACTGGCGGTTCCATTAAAGCAGATAACGTACGTGTAGCTACTACTGTAGCCGGAGTGATGGCTACGGATTTTTGGGTTGCCAAGAAAATCGATGGAGTTGAGCTTAAAGAGGGTGACAGAATTTTCATTAAAGACCAAGCAGCTGCAACAGAAAACGGTATTTATATCATTCAAGCCATGACAGGAACTCCACCCGTTGGAGTAGCTCCGGTTCGTGCAGTTGACATGAATAACGGAGATGAGTTTGTAGGTAAGTTTTTTAAGATTTTGGAAGGCACCGTAAATGGTGGTTCTTCATGGAAGATCACCAATGAAGAGCCACCTGTTCTAGGCACTGATGATATTAAATCTGAAGAGGTTCCAGAGATACCCCTGCAGGTAACAAGGTCATACGTTTATACGTGGGTGACAGAATACGAAGAAGAAAGTGCCCCCAGCGTACCTGCTATAGCCACCGGCATTCAGGACGGTTCCTGGAATCTTAGTGATTTGCAAATTCCGAGTATATCGGATCAGGGTTTTGCTGCTGATCCGCTCGCAAACAGATGGATCACCAAGACCAGGATATACCGCACGATTACCTCGTCTGCCGGCGTGGCAACGTTTTTCTTTGTTGCCGAGCAAGATTGCACGGTAACTTTTTACAATGATACTCTTACCGATGACGAAGTATCGTTAAACTCGCAGCTGGAAAGTTTTATGTGGACCCCGCCTCCACCTGATCTTCAGGGGCTGGTGGTCATGTGGAACGGTATCATAGCCGGGTGGCGCGAAAACGAGCTATGGATGTGTGAGCCATATAGGCCCCATGCATGGCCATCCAGTTTCGTGCAGACGCTGGAATATCCGATTGTAGGTATGGGTGTAGCGGGGCAAACGCTTATTGTTTGCACTGCGGGCAATCCGGTTGCAGTCAATGGCTCCATGCCGGAAGCTATGACTACAGCCAAGATGCCAAACTTCGAGCCGTGCACTTCACGTGGTAGTATCCTAAGCCACGCTAGCGGAGTGTATTTTGTATCGCCCAATGGACTTATAATATGCGGGCAGGGCGGTGCGCTCAACGTCACCAGGGATTTGATAACTCGTGATAAGTGGCGGGAGTTTGCTGGCGAGGCAAGGCTTCGAGCAGCATGGCTGGGGTCGGCGTATTATGCATTCGGAGGTGTAACCCCCGGAGTGTTTGAGCCTACTGCATGGGCGGGCTCGCATAATGATGTAATAGTTGACCCTGATTCACCGGGTTCTGAATTGATTGGTGGCGGCTTTGATACTGGCTTTAATTTGGGCTTTGAAGTTGGAGAGGGTGGGTCGTTCATACCCATGCCGGATTGGGTGTCCAGGTTGGACACTACGGGGGCGCACAATGGAGTATTAATAGACCCGGTAAATAACCGTATAGCGTTTAACCTCCTCACGAGTGAATCGCCTGTGCTGGGAGTGCAGAACGATCCGTGGTCGGGGGAAGTGTTTATAATTCGCGATAAGAAGGTTGGCTGGCTAGATGTGAGCAATGTCGCTCAGCCCGTCGAACCAGGGACCTGGAAATCGAAGATATACCAATTTGGAGAAGCCAGGAACCTCGGAGCTATGCGGGTTTATTTCAGGGAAACGTTTGGACTGCCCAATTTGACGACACGTGCTACACCCCCTGTAGGCGTGGATCAAATTCTTACCGACGATAAGTGGGGGATATGCAGGATATATGCTGATGATAAATTGATTTTGGCACGTGAGCTTCGCAAGTCTGGTGAGCTATGGAAACTCCCTTCCGGGTTCACCGCAGATTATTGGCAATACGAAGTGGAAACGAGGCTAAAAATATTGAACATACAGCTCGCATCCAGTGCGAAGGAACTAGCCAGCCAATGACGCATACTCCTCTTAAGCCATCTGACCATCGGCACAGGTTCCCCGCAATACCGGAGCCACAGCCTACTGTCGAGAGCTTGGTGCAGGTATGTAATGCGCTGAAGGAGGCAGTGGAGCTGATTACCGATCAACGGAAGCGAGGGGGAGAGGCTATGTCATCTCCAACGTGGGGTGACTTGGTGCAGATGGGGGTGGTCACTACTGAAAGTATTTCTGCATTGAAGAACGATAGGTTGCAAAATAAGCGATGATCGAGCTAGGCCGTATAGACCACGGATTGAGGATAGCTAAGGCCGTCGTTTGTCTTCTAGATGTGGAGCATGATGTTGTGATATCTCGCACCGACGATTACGGGAAGCTCCTAGGAGGCGTAGTTTACTATGATTTCACGGGTAAATCGATTGCTATGCATATAGCGGGATTTAGTCCGCATTGGATGTGCAGAGACTTGATTTGGCTGGTTTTTCATTACGCTTTTGTGCAGTTAGGGTGTGCGTCTGTGTTTTCGGAGATACGTAGTCGAAACATTACAACTATTGCGTTGGCAAAGAAAATGGGGTTCTATGTAGAGGTTGTTCTTCCAGAAGTCTTCCCGGAAGATGATTTAGTGGTTTGCAGGATGCGTAAGGAAGACTGTCGCTGGCTAAACATTAAACCCCGGAGTGTTACTTTTTCCGGTAACATGAAGAAGGCTGCATAAAATGGGCGGAAAGAACGACGCGCCGCCGCCTCCAGATTACTCTGGGTTAATCGCGGCGAACGAGAAAACCTCGGCTCTAGCTATGAAGCTGGCCCGCGATCAATTCGATTGGGCCAAGCAGACTTATAATGAAAACAAAGACCTGATGAGGCAAACCGGTCAGAGTTTTCTAGATACCATGGAGAACTCCCGGAAGGCTTTTGAAGAAGATCGTGCACGCTATAAGTCGCAGTATCAGCCTATGGAAGATGAACTTATTAGGGATGCACGAACCTACGATACTCAGGAACGCCGCGATCAGGAAGTAGGTGCTGCGCAGGCAAACGTGGCACAGGCGTTCGATGCCGCACGCACTAATGCACAGACTCAACTCGAATCATTTGGTGTTAACCCAAGCTCTACGAGATTTGCCGGATTGGACCTTGGGTTGCGTGCACAGCAGGCAGCAACACAAGCTGCTGCTGGAACTATGGCTGCTAAGAACGTAGAAGACAAAGGCCGCGCCCTTCAGGCAGCGGCTGTTGATATAGGACGTGGCTATCCAAATTCATACTTGGCCGCTGCCCAGGTAGGCAATCAGGCGGCTGGGGGTGCGCAGCAGGGTGCCAATCAGACGTTCCAGACTGGAGCCAACGCCATGGGCACCGGCCCGCAGTGGTTGGGCGGGGCCAATCAGGCATTGGGTAACTGGGGTGATATTCTCAATAACCAGTACAATAACCAGCTTGGGCAGTTTAACGCCAACCAAAACGCCTCCAGCGGGTGGGGTAATTTACTGGGAATAGCTGGCGGCATTGCGATGAAGCGGTTTGGCTTCGAAGAGGGCGGTGCTGTGCCACCTGAAGCGAGTCCGTCAAGGGGTGGGCAAACAGATGATGTGCCGGTGGCTGTATCGGTGGGTGAGTTTGTTGTTCCACGTGAAACAGTTTCGTGGCTGGGCGAGAAGCACTTCCATAAGCTTATCGAGAAAACTGCCCAGGAACGTGCAGAGACACAGGGACAGGCGGTTCCGACAAGTCCTGTGGCGAGGTAATTAAGATGGCGTTCAATCAGGAACTCGATGACTTCGCCTCTGGCTTTTCCAAAGGCTACGACATGGTGCAGTCAAAAGAGGAGAAGGAAAACGAAAGGCTTCGTAACGAGTATCTTGCTGGTTCTGTTGAAGCGCAGCAGGCTGAAGCAGGACGGCGTCCGACACGATGGGCGCAAGAGGATGCAGCGTTTAAACTTCAGCAGCAAACAGGACAGGTCGGCCTTGAATCAGCACAGGAACGCTTAATTACAGAGAAGCGGGCTAACGAACCCTCGCGCGTAGCAGTGGACGACGCCATACAGAAAGCTAAATTAGAAGCTGCGCAACTGGAGCAGAAGGTCAACCAACTAACTTATGAGCTGGCAAGCGATCCAGACAATATCGCGTTGCAAAAGAGAACAAAAGAGGCTGTGGCCGACGCCGCAGACTTGGATGTGCAAATTAAGCAGCTGACGCTTCGGCAGGAAGAGCTAAAGACTAAGGACGCAGAGAGCTTTGACAAGATGTTTGCTCCATTGAGGAAAGCTATAGAGCAGCAGGCTAACCCCGGCACGCAGCCGCTGAACGAAGCAGTTCCGGCAGGCCCTGTGACGTTTGAGCCTCCTGCTGCTCCCGAGGTTGATATCCCTCTTGATGATCGCGAAGGCGACACCAGCGCTGATAAAGCGCCGGGTCCCAGTGCTGTACCCGCTGGAACTGATCAACCGTTAGCCAGTGCTGTACCTGCTGGAACTGATCAACCGTTAGCCTACACGGCAGAGGCTCCTCCCAGAGAAAGATTCGGGCAATTTCCCGTGGAAATGGAGGGGTCCGATATGACGGATGCCCAGAAGGCCATCGAAAACCTTCTAAATGGGAACCTCACTAGCAGTAAGGACAAGAAAAACGCTGTCATAGATGCCAGCAAGGAAGCAACAAAAGTAGGGCTGGAATATATGGCGGAACAGAACGGTTTGAATCAGGATCACGCCGTGGATACGCCGGAGGTAGAGCAACAACAAGAGAGTTTTCTCACTGGCGCGAAAGGCGCGGACCCTGAAGCCGGTCAGATGGTCATGGATATGGTCAATCAGGCAGCCGGTGGGGGTCTGACGCTGGATGAACAGGCGACATATGCTTTAGGGCTGGGATATCTGTGGCACCTTGCCAAGGGTGACCCGGAAGCAGCAGCGAAATATGCTGGCAGCATGGTGGGGTTTAACCAGAGGATGGCATCGCAATACGCGGTTTTCGGACAAGCTGCCGACGCCAATGGTGATGTGTCTGCTGCAGATGAAGCGATCATGCGTGCTTACGCGCATGTGACGAATGGTGAAAAGCTGCATGTGACTCCTACTGAAGATGGACGCTTCATGGCTACCATTACGGACATGAAGACTGGAAAAGTCCGACACGAACAGATCATGTCGCCTGAGGAGAGAGGTGCCATGGTTATGGGTGTTGGTGCGGATTCATATGTGAAATTGATATCACAGGCTGCGGGTATACCGGATAAGACTATCTCGGATGAAGCTGCAATTCTTCTTGGTTTGACAAAGGGTATTAAAGACCCTGAGATGGCTATTAAGTTATTCGGCAACCTTACAACTCAAGAATTTAATTCTCTTACAATGTCCGAGAAGGCTGCGAATCAGGGGGCCGCTGCTGCAGGCGAGGCTGCTGCTAAAAGACAGGAAGCGCGGCAGGTGAAGCCAACTGATATGGACGATATTGATACAGGTATAACTACCGCGATGGCTGAGCTTACGGACAAAAACCCTGATGCTTTCGGCAAAGCAGGAGAAACTTTCGCTAATCAGGAAGAGCTTATGGCAGCTGGTGATGTGGCGGACTATAGTGATCAGGTAAGGTTTGTAGCTACTGATCTCATGACCAACCCGGAAAATTATGGGAAACTTGGTGCAAAAGAGGCCGTGCGGATAGCAAGAACGCTGGCTGAGAAGCGCCCGGATAACATAGAAGTAGACCGGGCCGGGCAAGGCGATCCGATTATTAGAATATATGTAAAGGGGCATCCTGCGGGATTGGCCATGGACCGGCAGCATTACAACGACATTGGCTTGGTTAGAAACTACAAGGATGCAATTCAAAACAAAGATACGAAGCAGCCAGCTCCCGCTCCCGTTCCCGCTCCTCCTGAAGTTGTTGGTTCGCCTGGGTCTGCCGCCTTGGAGGCAGCAGGCGGTGCTGTAGATGCGGGACCGGGAGTATCAGCAGCGCCAGCTAGGCACCCGCGCGTGGGCGGCACTGTTACGCCATTGCTACCGGGAGGGCCATCTAGGTTGGAGGGTCCGTCACGCGCTAATATGCCTAGACCGCCACCGGAATCAGCAAGACCGCGTAGCCGTTCTGATTTCCCGCCTCGCTTACAGCAGGAGATACAGCAGCTTTTCCCGGCTAATCCTATCCCGCCTCCTCTTTCTCGGGCGGTTCCCCTTGGAGGGGGAGGCGGTAGTGGGCGAAAGCTTCCCACGTTTAGGTAAGTTACCGTTTCCGGTAACTCATGGGGTAGATTTTAATGGCATATGATACCGTTTTTCGCTCTGACCCAGTGCGCTCCACGCGCGATATTTATGGTGATCCTACTTGGGGCGATTACGGCTCGTTGTTTGCCAACGTCGGCGGTGCAGAGCTTGCCGTTGCGCCCTTCTCGCTGGCTCGCTGGCTGGCTGAAGCTGGGCTTGGAGAAGATTCCGAGTTTGGTAAGTCGGTTGCCGAGAACGCCGGTTACTTCGAGAAGAAAATAAGAGATTATGGCGCGGCGTCTTTTGAAGACTTAAGTCCTGCCGCCAAGGAAGCCGTAACGGCGGAAATATTCTCCGACGAGTTCATGGCTAACCCTGCCAGCAGCACTTTTCTGAAATTAACCCGTATAGCTCCTTCAACCATCGCTTCCATCGGGGCGACGATAGGGACAGGCGGCTTAGCTTCAGCAGCCATAATCGGGGCAACAGGTGGTGCGATCAGCGCCGGACAGTATCTCAATGATGTTCATGCCGGTTTTGACGATAAGTCAGACGCTGAATTACAGGAGACAAGCCCGCTATACAAGCAGCTTCGCAGCGAGGGAGCTAATGAGAACGTTGCGCGGGTGGAACTCGATAATGCCACGATAGGTGCCAAGCCGTTTCTCCTTATGGGGATCGGTGCGCTCACTTCCAATTTAGGTCCAGCCGGGCAGGTTTCTCGTAATGTCCTGGGTAAAGGAGTGCAGCGTGCTGTAGCGGAAACGGGCGAAGATGTTGCGCAGCGGGGTATTATCAAGCGCGTAGGCAAGGAATTTGCACAGGGTGCTGGTGCGGAGGCAGGCCAGACATTTGCCGAAGCTGTCTCCACCGAGCAGACTTTCGCAGAAGCTGGTATGAAGCCGATAGACTGGCGGTCGGTTGGCATGCAGACTGCCGAAGGCTCGTTCCTCGGCGGCATCATGGGTGGCGTTGCCGGTATCCCATCCGGCAGGCGCGCACAAGCTAGAACACCTCCAAGCGCTGATACCACGACTGCGGACCCGCGTGCTCACCCGGATAACCCTTCCGGCGCGTCGATTGAGGGTTTTCGTCGCCCTGACGCTACTAATTTTCCGCTTCCTAGTGATGTAGCGGGAATAGACCCATTTACGGGTGGTCCATCTTCCATGCCGCCCAGAGGCGGGGACACGCAGAATACTCCACCCATAGTTCCGTCTGGCACCCCTACAAGGCCCGCTGGAGCGGTTCCAGGTGCCGAGGCTGTCTCCACCCAGCCAACCCTGCCTGGCGTGTCTATGGGGCTCCCAGGGGCCTCCACGCCTGCTATTAACGACAATGCCCGTATCGTAATGGACGATACGCAGGCTGCTGCCCTGGGAGCCATGAATACCCAGCCGTTACCGGAAACGGTAACTCCTGGGGCTATGCCAGCCCCGAGCCCTACGACTCCACGCGGTTCCACCGCGCCCCCAGCCGAAGGCTCTGGGGCTGGCACCCCCACACCGGGAGCCGTGCCGACAGGTCCTATCACGTGGGGCGGCGGAGCGGTTGAAGCGGGTGAACCTGTCCTGGACAGTGGGACTGCGGTGTTCCCCCGCGAGCCGCGTACTATCGATGAGCGCCGAGCATTGGACACAGTGCCGGATCAGGCAATGCTTGATCTCGTGGCGATAAGGCAGCAGCAAGAACAAGCCCGGACCATACCCGCTAAAGCAGAAGTCGCGCCGGGAACGCTAAGAGGCAAGGACGCCGAGCGGAACCAGAAGCTCCTTGATGATGGTGTTAAGGCGCAGGCGCTTCTTGGTGAGCGCCCGGGTGAGCCGGATTTCCCAACCGATGCCAAGGGGTTCATAAAGCTTCGCGCTGCCCTTCAGCGTATTGTTAAGCGCGCTCAAAAACAGGGTGTCGAGCTTCGTGAAAAAGTTGGATATGATACGACACCTGATTCGCTTGTTTGGTTAAGCGAAGCGCAGGCACTCGTTAAAAAATTATCCAATAAAAAACTTAGTGCTGCTGATAAACTTGATGCTGCAACTGGGTTTCTGGTGGCTGAGCAGCAGCTCCTTTCCAAAGGCGATGCTTCGCTTTTCCGGGGTAAGCGTGCGGCTGAAGGCGAGGAAGTAGGCAGGGGTATACTTACCGCAGATGAGACTATAGCAGATACCGGTGAAGCTGCTGTATCAGAAGAACAGGCTGCGGCAAGGGAAGCGGGGGAAGCTGAGCCCGAGGTACAAACAGTTACACCGCGAACCAAGGTAACACGTCCCAAGCTAGGCATTGAGGACTATGCCGGGACTCATAAAAACAAAGCTACTGGCCAAACCGGTCCCCGCCAGAAAGCAACCACTCCCGGTAAGAGCACGCTTACTAGCGCCGAGAGAGCCGAGCTTATTGCCGAGGAGACTGAAAAACGTAAGCCGCTTACCGCCAAAGCTGCAGCGGCAGTGGAGAAAGGCCGTAAAAGAGCTGAAGCCAAGGAGAAAAAAGCAGCTGTAAAGCTAGCCCAGGAGCGGGTCGAGGCCGAAGCGAAGCTAAAGCAGGCAAAGAAAGAAGGCGTAGCCTTAAATCTGGCACAGGCTGAAGCTGATCTCGCGGCTATAATCAAAGCCGAGAAACAACAAAAGAAAAAGCGCCCCACCAAGCTCGAAAAGGCTATGGCGGTAGCTGCAGCCAAGAAAGAAGCTGCAGCTAGGGAGCAGGCAGAGGCCGAGGAGAAGGCTGAAGTCGAAGCCAGAGCCAAGAAGCAGATGACGCCAAAGACCAAGAAGGCTATGGCGGCGCTAGAGACAGCAAAGAGAATAGCAGCAAAGAAAAAAGCAGCGAAGGAGGCGAAATCAAAGGCGGCGGCTGAGACTAGAAAACCGCTGAGGGGAGAGCCGTTACCTAGAAAAGCAAAGCCGTTACCGGAAAAAGTAACTGCCGTCAAAGATCGTGTCGAAGCCAGAAGAATTATGAGGCTGAAGGAAGGCAAGGTCAAGCTTGACGAGGAGATAGCCAAGGTGGAGGAGGACCCCTCCCCGGCCAAACAAGAAGCCGACAACTTCACCAAGGGGCACGTGTCCATCGAGGGCGTGCCTATATCGCTTGAGACTAAGGACGGCTTCGGACAGATACCGGGGACCAAGGGGGCATCCGGTGGACCGGTAAAAGTGCTCCTGGGCGAAGAGGCAATACCGGGCAACGCCAACATCAGGACCTTGCCTGTTGTCGTTATCGATCAGGTGAACCCGGACACTGGAGCACAGGAGGATCATGTCGTCCTGTACGGGTTCGAAGACCCGCAGGCGGCAGTCAACGAGTATGAAGGCAACTTCCCCGACCAGATGGGCGACTTTGCCATCATGTCGTTTGATGAATTTAGAACATGGCTTGCGTCCAAGTCCTCCGAGCCAGTTGGGGTGCCGCTTGGGCCATCAGAGTCAACGTTGGAAGAACTCAAAGCTGCCATAGCTGAAATTGACGCAGAAGATGCATCTGTAATACCAGAAAATTACAGGGATGCTGTAGTAGCTGCAAGGGCGGAATCGGCTCGTCTGGAGAATCTGGCCAGAGGGCATGCTTATGCATCCGGGCCGTTGGACAGGTTTCTTACCCAGGGTCAGGCAGATATAGCTTTGCATGATATTACTGGGCCGGGTAAAGCTTTGTTTCCTGAGTTTGCCAGTCGCGTCAGGCGTATGGCCGGCGATATAATTATTTATTTTGTACCAGATGAAATATACGCCCAGATGGGACGCCCTCCCAGGTCTGCAGGATTTTATGATTCCCTTAGCGATATTATCGTTATACCTAGAAAATCTACGTCTAATCGTATCGAGCTTGCGCGGCTTCTATTACATGAAGGCGCGCACGCTGCTGTGCAGAAAGCGACTTATGAGAACCCTAAGTTGGTACGAGATTTATTCAGGATTTTCGATGAAGCCAAAAAGACCTGGGCGAGTATTGATCCGATACTGAGCCCTTACGGACTTACAAGTGTAAACGAAATGCTGGCTGAAGCATTCAGCAGTCCACGCTTTCAGGAGTTTCTTCTCAAGACGAAAGCCAGTGAAAAACTTAAAGCCGATCTCGGACTTAGTGAAAAAGTTAAGTCTATGTGGGATGCGTTGGTGCAGATCGTTGCTGATGCATTTGGTTATTCGAGGGCCGCTTATGGCCATCAAGCTCATGAATCCCTCATGAGCGCCATCATGAAAGTATCGGAACAGCTGGAGCCTATAGCTGAAGACATTGGTCGTGGCCCGATGACCGATCAGCAAATGGCTACTCTCCTTGTAAATTGGGAACAAAGACGTGCTGACACTGCTCGTGACATAACCCCTATAAGCTCATCGGAAAGACTGTTACCGGAATCGGTAACTTCGAGGTTCCCCGAGAAATTCCGCCCGGCCCCCCACCAGAAGCAGGTAGCTACAATCAAGCTGCTTTTCCTGCGAACATTAAATGATCTAGCTCATGCTGCGGAGTTTTACGGGGTTGATTTCTCTAAGCCTGTTCGTGCCGTAGCAGATGCGCTTCTGCGAATCCACACTTCTGCAAAAGCTTATTTGCAGAAATGGCTGCCGCTTATGCTCAAGATGCATGATATGCAGCACAAATACAAAGGTACTGAATGGTGGGAAAAATTCATGCAGCTTATGCATGACGAAACATCAGCAGGTGTGTTTGCCCATTTACCGTTGTCTGCACAGAAGTTCTTGGGTGGCGCTGACTCGCTCAGAGGCGCTTATCCCAAGGGACGCCACGCCGATCTCAGCAAGCGCTGGGCAGCGCTCCCTGACGATATGAAGGCCCTTCGTATAGAAATCCTGGACTTCTACCAGCAGCGCCAGAACGAGGTTCACTTCAAGCGCCTGAAGAATATCCTTCGTGTAGCTGGGCATAGGGATGAAGCCCTGGCACACAGGATATTCAACGACACTGAAACCGAAGCAGACAAGAAACTTCTCGGTGCAGTCTATGAGCACATAAAGGATGTGGAAGAGGCGTCGAGAATAGAAGGCCCGTACTATCCACAGATGCGGCGTGGCAACTGGGTTGTGCAGGCACGCTACAAGATCAAGCCGCCAAGAGATGCACAGCGTGCGATACCGGATGAAGACGGCAAGATACGCACGTGGGAGTTTGGCGGAGCAGGCATGTCGGTGGCGGAAGCTGAACGCCGTGCCATGGCATATGCTGCAGCGCAAGACGCTATGCATCCCACCGTCTCGTCCGTGTGGGTTAATGCTACTGGTGAGAGATTTTTCACTAACGAAGACGGCAACGAGCAGAGGGTGGCTCCAACGGATATCGACTCTGAGAATCGGTTCAGGGTTTCCATCCAGAACGAGTATGTGGGTTTCTTCGATAAGCAACGGACAGCTGAGGAAGTTGCCGAGGAGCTTAAAACTCATGCGGATGTTGAGCCGGATTCAGTGCGTGGCGTAGAGGAGAGACGCTTCCAGCTGGATTCGCGTACGGCAGACGTGGCGTCAAGCCAGATGAAGGCGCTGATCAGCAGCCTTAAGAGGCAACGTCATTTCAAGGATTTGAGCCCAGGCGAGCAAAATACAGTCGAGCAGACATTGCTGGAAGCCAGCCTTAGAATCCTGTCACACACTAGAATTCAAACCAAGAACCTTCCGCGCAGGCACGTTTTAGGAGCATCAACTGACGCTACCACGAACATGGGAGAGTATTCGCAGAGCGTATCCGGGTACATGGCGAGGCTCGATCATCAGCAGGACCTGAACGAAGCCATGCAGGCTGCGAGGGCGCAAGTCGGCACGGACGCGCACAAGTCTGCTGGTAGAAGCGTGCTTATGAACGAATTGGAAAAGCGTGTTACTACAGCTAGTGCCTTCCCTGACAGCAAGGGGGGCTGGGATGGAGCAGTTAAACGCTGGCTGATTGCCAGCTACCTTGCTCGATTGGTGTCGCCCGCAACTATCACGCTCAATATGCTGCAGCCGACAACGACTTCGCTTCCTCTATTTGCCGCGCGGTTTGGGCCAGGACGCGCCGCCAAAATGATGCTCAAGGTTTATAAGGACGTTGGCGCGGGCAAGATTTTGAAATCTGGGCTGGTAGCTACAGGACGCGCAATCGCAAAGGGCGCACGCGCTGAACCCACAACGATGATAGAGGACATACTGGCTAATCTCTCCACAGGGGAGCAAGCCCTGATAAACGAGCTTATAGCGTTAGGCTCCATTGACCCGGATGCCGGTATAGAGATGGACACCCTGCTTAATATGGGTGACACCCTAGGAGCGCGTGCAGACAGGGTGTTGGATTTTGGCCAACGATTTGGGCGGCAAATGCCGCGCGCTGTCGAAGTTGTCAATCGTGTCGTAACTGCGGTTGCTGCATACCGCCTTGAGATGCAGAAAAATGGCGGTAACCACGAAGCTGCGGTAAAATATGCCCAGAAAACCACGAACATCACTCAGGGTATTTACTCCCACACCAATGCCGCGCCTGTCTTCAAGCATCCGCTTGCAAGAATATCTCTGCAGTTTAAACAGTATGCGCAGTTGATCTATAGCCTTATGGCGCATCAATTCGAGAAAGCCTACCACAACGCCGAGCCAGGGGACCGCGCCGAGGCTATAAAGTCGTTTGCCTATATGATGGCGACCTACGGTGTAGTGGCTGGAACGCTGGGGCTTCCCACAGAGCCGCTCAAGCTTGTGTTCATGCTGGCAGGGGGGAGCATCGGCGGTGTGGCTTGGTCAGATATAGAGCACTACGAGCGCCAATTGGCAGCAGACCTGTTCGGCAAGAACATGGGCGAGATAGTTACCCATGGCATAAGCCGCGCACTCCCGGAGGGTTTATCGTTCGACCTGTCAAGCCGTGTGGGACTGCAGGACTTGCTCTTGTTTGGCGAGCCGCGTGCTCAAAACGAGCAAGCTGTCCAGGCTTACTTGTGGGAACTCGTAGGAGGTGCCCCGGTTGCGCTGTTTAAAGATTGGGCGAAGGGTGTCCAAGCCCTCAGGGACGGAGATATCCTTGAGTCGATGCAGAAATTCTCGCCTCTCAAGGTGACTGCCGATCTGGTCAAAGCCTACAGGACCAGCACTGAAGGCAAGAAGTCGGGAGCCGGATATACAAGCTTGACGCCATACTCGGCTACCGAAGCGGCTGTGCGTGCCTTTGGGTTCACCCCTGCACGCGAAGCCGAGGCTGGCGAAGCAAGTCGGTATTTCTACTCCCGCGAAGAACGCGGCTCTGCCGAGCGCCGTTCATATATGCACCAGTGGGCTGCAGCTAGCGGTTCCGAGCGCGCAAGACTCTGGGGACAGGTTGAAAAGTTTAACTCTCGCAAGCCGGAGGACGAGAAGCTCACCAGGGCGGACCTTGATCGTTACACCAAGTCCCGCAAAACCATGGAAAAATCCCGGAGAAGCGGACTTAGGGTAACTCGCCGTGAGCAATCGCTTTACGAAGACATCGGAAACGTCTATAACATTTCTCCATAGGTGTTACCGATAACGGTAACGAAGGAGGTAACACATGGCAACGAAAACGAGGATTGAATTCGGCAATATGTATGTAGACGAGGAAGCCCTTCCTAATATGATGAAGGGAATGCCCATCTCCGCCGTTGCCATGAGCGTAACGGGTACAGCGTCCTCCACTGGCACAACCGTGCCCGCTGGTGCAAGTTTTGCATTTATCACTGCGGTAGATGGCAACGTTATTGCGCTTCCGGGTGCAAGCCCTACGGCTATCCAGACAACTGGCAAGCTCTGCCTGCAGGGAGTGGAGACACCAATTTCTGTCACACCTGGGCAACTTATCTCGCTAATAGAGCTGGCATAAAAACTATGGGCTACCGTTACGGATACGGCTACGGGCACGCTTGGCGACCAGATCGCCGGGTTACTACCTCCGCTGCAGTAGGTGGCGCTGGGCTGCTGGTCGACGAAGCTAATGGTTTCGCGACTGATTTCCTCTATCCTACTGATGCGCAGAGGGTAGCAATAAAAGAGACACTGGGACCGGAGATAATAACAAATAGTGGGTTTGATAGCGACACCTATTGGTTAAAGGATGCCGACTGGACGATTGCCGGTGGAGTGGCGACGAAGGTGGCTGGCGCGGCTACTCGGTCACTGTTTGCGCCGCTTTCAGGAGTGGTTATCATAGGCCGCACCTATAAATTGACATACACGCTGACGATAGCTGGGTCGGGCAATCTTCAAATTTATCTTGGCGGTGCTGTTGGCACAAACCGTTCAACGGCAGGTACGTTTTCAGATACAATTACTGTAGTATCAACTGCTGGCCCAGCGTTTGCAGCGCCATCGGCGTGGGCTGGTACTATAGATAATGTTTCAGTGAAGGAGGTGGTGAGCGTTGGCACGACGACTACTACGAACTATGCGCTGGATGGGTTTTATCAAAATGCCGGCACCTCGCCAAAGCAAGTGTGGGATGTGAATGGGGTGCTGGGCTGGTCGCCGCACAATATGTGCCTACAGTCGCAGACGTTCGATAACGCTTCGTGGGATAAAGCGACTACCGCTGCTGTGACACCAGATGCTATAGCAGCACCGAATGGAACGTTAACGGCAGATAAGATTACAGAACTAGCTGTTAGCAATAATCATCTTGCGCGTGCGAACGTTAGTATTACGACCATTTCTGGAGCGACTTACACCTTTTCAGTTTATGCCAAGCAGGCTGAGCGTTCGTTTTTAGCCCTTCTGGATAGCAGCCTTGGGGCTCCTATAACTTATTTTAACTTAGCTACGGGGGCGGTTGGGTCTGTAGGTGCGGGTTATACTGCGGCTATTACTGATGCCGGTAGTGGTTGGTATCGTTGTTCCATAACTTACATAGCGGCGGCTACTGCCATTCCCTACGTTCATATTAAAGTATCCGATGCACAGGGAACATATCTAGGTGTTGTGGGGAATGGGATTTATGTTTGGGGCGCACAGCTCAATCGCGGCTCCACGCCGCTTCCCTATCTCCCCACCACCACTGCCGCCCGCTACGGCCTCGCCATCGACTACGACCCGGTGACGCACGCCAGCAAGGGACTGCTGTGCGAGCCGGCGGCGACGAATTTGCAGAAGGGCACTGCTACGCTGACTGATGCGGCGATTTGGCTGCTCACGGGAGCGACGGGCACTGCTGGAGGTACAGCTCCCGATGGACGATCTGCGTTTGTCCTTACTGAAGACACGGCGAACAGTACACATAGCATTGGAGCCGTTAATGGTCAGGGAGCTGTTGTTGTTTCCGGGACAGTTTACACTGTGTCTGGTTTTGTAAAGGCAAAGGGCAGGACAAGGTTTAGATTTTATAACTTCACATTCAATAACCATGCTGTCTATTTCGATCTGACAACTGGAACGACATATAGCCCATCAGGCGGCACGGCACCAAGCTCTAGAATAACCGCAGTCGGCAATGACTGGTATCGTATTGAAGTGACCGATCAGGCTACTTCCACGCAATTCAGGCCGTCGCTCGAATTGGTATCTACGGGAACAACTGTTAGCTATGCGGGGGATGGAGTTTCTGGCGTATATGTCTGGCTGTACGGCCAGGTAGAGACGGGCACTGTTGCCACCTCGCCCATTCCGACATTCGCTGCGACGGCTACGCGGGGGGCGGATGGCTATTTTGTCCTCACGAGCGCATTTCCGCTCAGCGCCACGGCATCGACCATGATCGCCGACTTTACCTGCACCGGGATCGATACTGCAGGCGCAAGCTGCGCAGCCACATTGTCTGACGGCGATATGACGGATGCACTGCAATTCAGGCTGACGGCTGTCGCCGTCGAAGGAAGTGCGCGCGTAGCAAACGTTGCCGTAGCCAGCTGCACCTTTGCGACACCGGGTGTGGGGTCGCACAAGGCGGCGTTTGCTGCCCAGTTGAACGATTTTCAAGCGGCCCGGAATGGCGTGCTTTCCGCCGCCGATACCTCCGGTGCCATGCCTGTGGGCATCAGTCGCCTTGATCTTGGCAACTCCGCGAACAGCACGACGCAGAGCCTGAAAGGCTACCTGCGCAAGATCACCTACGTCCCGCGCCGCATGAGCGATGCAGAGCTGCAGGCGAAAACCACATGATCGACTTCCTCTTCCGCTCGCTCACGCGCAAGGACTTCGAAGCGATGGCACGCACAGCGCTGTTCATCGACGCAGAGAACAACCCACTGCCAGGGATCACTATTGATCCCACTATCGGCACGCCGGAATACGAGACTGGTATCCCTATTATTGACATTCCGTCGCCTGACGACGAGACGCCCGCCGTATTAAAAACAGGTTGGCATTGCAACGTGCGCGTCAGTGGTGGGCGCGAACAGGAGGAGATCGAAGGCTTACCGCAGACAGATGAAAACGGCAATTTACTTCCGGTATCACAACGCACGCACTTTGGGATGACATTTACCAATACCGGTAACGTCATCGCAGACGGTACCGCTGAAGGTATTCAATACGCTAACGTCGCACTCCTCAATGAGCTAACGATCGAGTCGCCTCAACGGGTTTGGCAGTAACCTTTAAAGGTAACAATTCCGATGACTATCAAAACTCGTAGTCAGATCAAGTCCGAAACCAATACGGACTTCCCGGATAATACTACGCGACTTATATCACCGGCTGACTTGCGTGGTCAGATGGATGATACTGTTGATAGCGCATTGCTGCGAGAAGACCTTCCCGGTTTGGATGTTTCTCCGTCGATTGTTACAACAGCTGGGCATGGAACGAAGACACTTGAAGCATGGATGAATGACATTGGCACCGGAGTGCCGGGTCCTCCTGGTCCAGCTGGTGACGTGCGGTTTGTAGATAACATTACTGAAATGCGAGGTTTGACGGGGCTTGCGGTTGGGTCGATAGTTTATGTAGGGCCACGAGCCGATCAGTTTGTTGTAGTAGATAAACCTTCGTTAAGTACAGATGGCGGAACTGTTTTTATCCCTAATAGTGAATTAAGCGCTTACGTCGAGGAGGCGATCCCGCCAGCTTATTTTGTGGGCGCGTCTGGCGTGAACGTCGCGATGGAATACGACTTGGATCACACCGGCATCGACTTCGAGAGCGTCGAACTGGTGCTAACGGACGGCGGCGAGACGATCGACATCTGGGGACTGCACGGACATCTCTTCCAGCCCTTCACCACAGAGCGGGCCAATTGCCCGCAGCTCCCGATCATAGACACCGGACGCGGTAAGATGCGTGATCCCTTTGCCGGGTTCACTGGCGTCAAGGGAGTGGATCATCCGGCTATTAGGACAGGCGGCGCACTGCTGCGCTATAAGTATGCCACCAGCGGGCTGCGGCTCAAGCGCATCACAGGACCGGTGTTTAGGCTCTCCTGGTGGCCTGTTGTGGCAGTGGAAGAGGAAACGCCAGGGAATCAAACGGATAACACCGGCAAGATTTGCTGGGCGGCGAACGCAGCGGCGTTGGCGAAGGCCGAGGTGGTGTTGATTGAGAATATGTATCACTATGCACGATGCGTAGAGTGGCCAGAGGGAGTGGAACTGAGGGGTTTCGGCCCTGGGCTTTCCGGCTTCCGGGTCATGGACAATGCGCAGCACACCCAGTTGCTGCTCACCTCATCCTCCGATGGTCTCGCCGCTGATCCTGCCGTCAATCCGCTACTGAAGCCGGCTACCAGGCTTTGGTCCTACGACAGTGCTTTCCTGTCCAACTCCACTGCGTTCTACCCCGCCAGCGGTGCAAAGCGCATCCGCATCAGCGGCATTGAGTTCGACGGCAACCTCGCTGGTAACATGCGGTTTTGGGAGCAGCGGAACAAGGAATACGCCTATACCTATTCCAACCAGATAATCTCTCTGTTCAACGCCACTACATCTGCCGGCTTCTCCGTTACCAACCAGTCCAGTCGCGTTATTCCGGAGGGAATGATCGTCGAACTGCATAACGTGAAGATGCAAGGCTATTCACATCTCCTGACAGGACATCATTTTTGTACCTTCATCGGCACGGGCATGCTGGAATTGGGCGAGGTCCCTGCGGGCCACTGGATGTATTTTCCAGATGGGGTGTATGAGGATGTCCGCTGCACTGGTTGGGCGGTAGCGGATGGATTGCGGGTTAGGAAGTTCATAGCGAAGTCGGTTGAATTTGTGCTTTATGCGCCGCCCGCAGCGTTTTTCGACCAGCCAAGGACATTGGGATACGACGCGTTAGTTACACCGTTTACGGAGGGCCAGACGCTTACCGGCGGCACTTCCGGCGCGACTGGCCTCATCGATGATGTCAGGGCCCTTACCGGCACAACTGGGAACATCGATTTAATCAACATAGTCGGAACGTTCCAGAACAACGAGGTTATCACAGACGGTCTGGGAGGTTCCGCCGACGCCAACGGCGTCCCTGCGGTGGGCGGTTATTACTTGCGTGGGATACAGCTCATATCCCTCACTGAGAACATGCCGCAGCAACAGTTGGCGGTAAACGCCTTTAACTACCCAGAACTTCCTCCGTATCGCGTGATCATTGACAACGTGTTCGTTGACGCGATGCGGCTGGACGAAGCTCCTGCTGGCAAAGAATATATGTATGCTATCCCGTTCCTGATCAACGCTGACAATTTCCATGTCAAGTCAGGGAAAATGCGCTTTGGGCAGCTTACGTCGACGCAGACGACTATCGTCAACACGCAAGGAAATGTGACGGGAGGGCATCCCTACAGAAACCAAGTCTACGAGAATCTGTCGATTGAATACAGTTCGCGTAAGGGCATTCAGCTTCTGGCGACTGGCTCGACTGATGGCGGTTATGCAGGCGTACAGTTTCGCAATATCACTTTCGAGGCGCGTGCCTCCACGCACATGCCTGGTAATCCAGCACCAAGTGGTATCACTTACTTACTTGGCCTCTGGCGGTTTCATGAAAATACTCCCGTGGAACCAACACCGCCGAATTATGGCATAGCCTATGACGGGCGGGATTTTGAGTTCAGCGCCGTCACGGTGGATGCCACCCTGAACGGGAAGTACATCGACATCACGCCGCCCGATCCCGATGCTCCGGTGTATCGCTACTGGTTCTATTTCGCTGCCGCGCCGGGGGCAGGGTCTCCGCCAGCGGCAGGCGGTGCTACCTTGGTGCAGGTTTACGTGGCATCCGCCGGGGCTACAACTGCCACGGTAGCACAGGCATTCTCCTTGGCTGTCGCTGGCACTATCGCCTCCCCTGCCGTTTCCGCGCCCTACCTGACTGCGGCGACCTTCGGCACCAAGTCGGTGATCGGAGCCTACTCGCATTACCGCAGCGACGTGAAGGCTGGGTATGTCAGTGGCGATGTCACCGCCGCCGCCGGCATAACCACGGTGCTGCGTGCCTATCACCGCAACTACGAGCCATCCATCATCGCATTTGAGCGGTTTATAGCAGCTGATCCGGTCTATATCGCCCTGATGAATATCACTGAGATCGGGCCGAACCGGGACATTCATTTTACCTTCAAGGACTGTGTGTTCGGGGCGTTTCAGGTAGGGCTTATCCTGCTGAATGCGAACGGCGGGCTCGGCACTGCCGCTGTGATAGCGATCAAAGACCAAGTGCATTGGGCTTTTGAGAATTCGACCTTCGATCTGCGCGACGGTTATTTGTCCTGGTCGAACCTCGATCTGTTCCTTTATGCCGGCAAGTTCCGCAATTGCCGGATAAGGACGCCGAGTGCTGTCACCGGGCTTTCCCTGCTCGGCTCCGGCTATGAGACATTGGTCAGCGAGCAGGGTGATGTCTACACGGGGACCCCTGGCGTCACGGCAGGGACGACCAGCACGACGATCGACATTCAGACCAAGCTGTTCTGGCAACCGAAGCCGGGGCAAATTCGTATCTACCCTGCCGATGCGGCGACTGCGGTGGTGTGGAACACCAACATGCCATTCGTGGAGTGGCGGAAGAGCGCTCGTCCGATCACTACAACGTCCACTGCACTGGGTGGCACGGGGGCTTATTACCAAGGGCCGGATGGCATCAATGAGGACCGTCGCGCGCCTGTGCTGCGGCTGACTTTTGCCTCTGCGCTAGCGGCATCGCCGTTGAAGATCGGCTGGTCGGCGGCGGTTTCTCCATAGAAGCATCACCCTAACCTTCAAAGGTAACTTCACATGCCCAAAGGCGTTCGCGATCCCAAGTCCCACAGGACCCCCGAACAGATAAAGAAAATGGATCGTGGGTATAACTCACGTCCATCTCAGATCAAAGAGCGCACGGAGAATAACCAGGCGCGAGCTATGCTTGCCAAAGAGGGGCTTGTTAGGAAGGGCGATGACAAGGACGTGGATCACATCCGCCCACAACGTTCCGGAGGTTCCAACAAGCGCTCGAACCTCAGGGCGATCTCCAGGTCAAAGAACCGTGGCTGGCGGGACGGAGTGTGAATTACCGTTTTCGGTAATCCATAAATCTACTGGTTCATAGCCTCTGGTCCCATATTTTTTATGTTTTTTACGAAACGCTATGCCCAGCGGCTCTAGCCGTTTACTTGCGTGCCATAGTGAAGTTCTAAGCATTATATCGGAACTGTTTGGCCCGCCATCCGGGTCCTCAAGCCATAGCCAAGCTTCCAGGTGCCTGACGGATAGCTTCATGGGTGATACGAGGATATAAGACACGATCCTGAACGAGCTTGGCCATAGGTGTGCTATCTGCACATATCCTTGTTCACGCCGACGACTTACCTCATTATGCCGGTAATCGAGATACACCGCATCGCTACCCGGTGGAGCGCAACGTCCCAGTGTCAATACTACCCTCATGTCGAAGTTACTTTTTCCGGTAACTGGGCTTTTTCAAACAGATCGTTCACGTCTATCTCGTCGGTGAAGTCCAGCAAGCTCATTTCGAGCATATAGGTAAGCCCCGGAACGGCATGAGGTGTTCCCCCGCCAATGATGCCGTGTATTATCTTCATGCCATATTTGTCCTTGAGCGCCGTCGTGAAAGCGTGACGGGATAGCTCCTTGATGTTCAGCCATTCACCCAGGGCGTTGGAACTGATACGCATGACCTTGTCGTCTATCCCTATATGAATGAAAATAGCATCCAGCTTGGAAGTATCCCCCCTGACCTGTATTGACCCCGTAGCGGGTTTTCCTTTACCCTTGTGGACAATGTTAGTGAACAGCGTGTTACGCGCTCTGTGGGCATTGCAGAAGCTGCTGAGGATGGTTGTGACGTTAATGTCCTGCGTCATGTCCACGGCTTGTGTCTTAAGCTCTTCGCGCATGGACTTCAGCGTCCTCAGGAGAAATCCCCGCAAGGCTGATTCATCTATGGCCGTAAACCCGAGGCGGTTGGCGACTATAGCACCGACACACAAGCACGCTATGACGCTTGTCCATAAACGCTCTTCGTTTTGTGCGTTTACCTCAATGTCCAGAGACTTCTGATAGGCCAGGACTTCTTCCTCCAAAGCAAGGAAGTTGGTTCCCAGATACTGCGAATACAGCTCGCCTATCTTGCCATGGTTGTCGTCCAGCTTGCCTACCAGCCTAGCCGCATCCGTCTTTGCTATCTGCCCGGTTCCGTCGCTATGGTCTACCTGTATCTCAAACAGGCGGTATACTCCTGCCGTAGTGGTATTAGTATGTCGTGTCACATAGTCCAGGAGCGAGTAGTTGCTGGTACTCACCATGATCGTCTGCCATGTGCCTGACTCCCTGCGCTTGGCTTGCGCGTTCATACGGTCTTTCTCCTTCCCATAGGAGATTTGAAACACCATGCGGGCGTATTTCCTAGTGTCGTCAGGCTGCAAATCGTCCCAGAAGATGGGGAGACTTCTAAGCTCGCCGATCTTGTTCATTACTGAATTATCAGTATCATGGAGCAAATTCTTCGCACGTACAGGATGACCCCACACAGCAAGCGCAGTGTCTAAAGCGGTACTCTTCCCAATCCCGCTTTCGCCAATACAGGACATCATCAGACCACGCATATTGGTGAACCTCACCAATGGGGCTGCGAAAGAACTTGCCAAGATAGCGTTCAAAGCTGGTCTGTTCTGGTTGGTAATCAGCTTCGCTGCGTCGATCCATGGCTGGACATCCCCGACTGGTGTGTAACTCCTTGCGGTGACAGTATCTGGCGTCTGTGCCACCTTTATGTCAGTGGGCGTGAACAGCTTCCCCCCGAATGAGAACCCTTCCATCTTACCGTTGTTGACGTTCCATCCAAATGCTGAGGTGTTCACGACGGCATCCTTTGTTTGCTTCAGGGTCTGTATCCACGCCACGAGAAACTCTCCTATAGGCTTGTTGTTGTAGTCATAGATTGTTATCCCTTGCCGGCTGAGTTCCCTTCTAAGGTCATTAGTTGCACCTACTACCTCGAACGGCAAGTGAATCTGCTCGATTTTTCCCGGCTCTGTCTCGGCTTCGAAATTCAGTATCCATGGATTACGCTGAACCCATCCGTTCCCTATTGGCGTATTGCACACAACAACTATAACCGGCTCGCCCTCTTTGTTCTTGGTGGATTTTATGATGTATCCGTGCGAGTTACGTGAATAATTAGGAGGCAAAACGCTTACGATATTCGCCCCTGCTGACGGCATGGGGGGTGGAGCCCGAAGCACAAAATGTAATGGCGTCTTGTCCTTGCTAAGATGAATACACGCCTCGCACTGTTTTGAACCGTTTCCCTTGAACGTATTACATCTTGGCCACCCCAGGTCTTTCTCGGCGTGTTCACGCAGCACCCTGCTATATTCTTTTTCAGTTCGCTCCGGGCTATAGGTCGCATATCCCTTGCTCATTATGTGAGCGGCTTCTACACCTTCTTCCAAAAACGTGGCTAAACCCAAAGTATGAAACCACAGCGGATTAAGGTTATCCCTGCCGTGGGTGTCCACCGTATGCTTGATGAACGGACACACGTCAGCTACCTGCTGCAGCTTGGCTTTGGGTATGGAGTCTATGCCGGCTGACAAATCATCGTTGGTGGCGGGCGGAAGTAGAGGGAACAGTGGGTTAGTGTCGGCACCATTGGTGTGTGGCCGTGAAGTTAACCGCCCCCCTGCGTGGGTCGTTACCGGAAACGGTAACAGTGCTTTTTGTATGTCGGCTATGTCGTAGTCAGTATCCGTCAGGACCTTTAGCTCTACGCGCTTCCCACGCTTGAAATTGGTCGTATCGGGTATGCGAAGAACCCTGGCACTGTCTGTTGTGACTTGCGTATCGCACTTTAGACCAAGCTGGGTTGTAGCCTCAACGAGTGAGCTTGCGAGCGGGTGCCACTCGTCCAGCGTCAAGGCACGCGAGAATGTCCAGTAAACATGATAGCCGCCACCTGTGTGAACTATCACACTCGGCATCATATGTGTCTTGGTGACGAAGCTCTTTAAGGCTGTAGAAGTGTCCTGCTCGGACGGGTAATCCTTGAAGTCAAGGTCCATGAACAACGCTTTGAAGAGTATGGCGTTGTCCCCGTTTCGCTTATGCTGTTCACGTTGCAGACTTTGGCATACATAAACATCAACAGTGTTTGTGCCGTTACCATCAAGGTAACTCAAAGCTTCCGGGATAGACCGGAAACCCCGTGTGCTTTGTATCGGTGCATGAACAGTTATGAATCCCCCGGCCCCGTTATGGGGCCAGGGAAGTACCTTCGCCAGATATTTTTCTTGAGCGCTGCTCATGGGAACAGCCTTTATTCATGTGGGTAACGGGTATATGGCTTAAGCTAATCTGGCAAAAGCTTAGCCACCATTGCATCCAGCTCCTGCTCAAAATTCGAAAATGCTTCGCCGTTAGGTTTTGGGCTTGCTTCCGGGGAAGCCGTTAACCCAGAAGGCGGGGTTGGTGCCGTATTGGCAGTTGTCGCAGTACCAGCGGACTCTGGCATCGTTGCCATAGGAGACGAGGGGGATGCCGTAACGCGGGCTGCCTGTAGAATCGTGGGTTTTGTATTTGGTTCCACAGGTGGGGCAGATGATACTTGCTGCGATATTGAGGTTGGTTTCGTCCATGTGGTGTCCTTTTCGAAATGTTGCGTCCTTTCGAATACACCGCTAGGAGTTTCCTGCGCTTCAGCCACGAACTCGATATTTTCCGAAAGGATACGTCGCACCACCGTGTCCGAATCGCGCATCGCTACAACCTGCGCCGCCTCTTCATCGGAAAGTGGCCGGATGGCAGTAAACTCGAACTTGGGATAGGATTCGCTGATAGCGAATGAGATTCTTGTCCCGAATGAATAATACGGGTAACCCATCCTGTTCATCTTGTTGCCAAAGTGCGCAAGCTCCTGCAGGCTTGCAGCAGGAACTCTTAGAAGCATTGGCCCGCCGTATACTTCATTGGCGATATCGTCCAGAGGCACGATGGCTAGGCGCTTGTTGTCCTGGCATTCTTTCTTCGCCTTGCCGGTAACCGGCGAGATGACAGCTCCCCATACATTGCGCGGGCATGCGGCACATGTAGGACTTTGTATGTTCTTGGCAGAGGCTTCCGGCGTCACGCCATTATTGCTGAAGCAATCAGGCGCTGCGTTAGCGCCCTCTGTGTAGCCCGAAGCATAGTAGATTTTGGAGACGTTGCGGCTTGCCCCGACAACGATGCATTCTATGCTGTTTACAGGCCCTTCGTTATTAGGGCGAAGAAGTTGTTTCTCCTCTCCGCGATACTTGATGCTCCAGACTTTGCCACGGTATCCGACAATGCCGAACGAGGAGGCAATGCCAGAGGACAGATCGTTTTGCGACGACTGGCTCTGGAAAATCTTGGAGATTTGGCTGCTGTTGAACGTAGTGAGGTTACTCATGACATTTGACCCTTTCTCTCTTTTTGGATGGGGTGGGAAACACGTCATTATACCTTCATTAAGTTACCAGAAGGTATCTATTTTTTAACTACGACGAACGCCTACAACTTGTGTCACAGAGAAGTTGACGCCCGGAGGGGGGTTACCGGTAACGGTAACAAAATCCGTGACAGCGGTTTTGTTGGCCCGCTTGTCGATCAGCTCGTATTGCTTGCTTTCCAGGATGTAGTCCCAGAACGCGTTTGGATCAGCTACCGACGCTGATGTTCTGCGCGTGGCGTAGACCGTGCCTGAGTTCGTCCGGGCAGACTCGACACCCAGGGAGTTGAGATGATTCAGCAACAAGCCGTTCAAGCCTTCAAGCGCGTCCTTGTAGGGCTTGATGGCTTCGTCGTGGGCCTTCTCCATGTCTCGGATTTTGTCCCGGATTTGCACGTATTGATCTACGCGCTGGTCGATTGTCTTCGGTGCAGGTGTGGGTGCATTCATGGTCTTTTCCTTCTTTGATGTTAACGCGTATACTCTCCGCATTCGTCCATTTTGCAGTCGTTTTCCGCCGGTATAATATAACCACCCTTTCTCTACCAGCTCGGGCACACGGCTACGGTAGGTGCTGCGATGGTCGTTATAAAAATTCTCCAGATCGAGCTGCGTAGCATTCGGCACTGTGCAAAAGAAGTTGATCACTTCCTGATGTAAGATTCTTAGCCGCTCCGAATCAATATGTTCTGCGGCTTCCCGGCTGGTGTCGGGATCACTTCGCCGGTAACGATGGTGGGTATCGAAATCAGTCATCGCTCTGTGTACTTGGTACTCTCATTGACTCTGGCTCGCTCCATCCTAATGGCGCTCTCCAAAGGCGTGGCTCGCTCTTCGCAGATGGTTCCCTCGGTAGACATGGCTCGCTCTGCAAGCATTGGTTTTCTCAACTGGCTTGGCTCGCTCATCATTTAGTGGTTCTCTCTTATGATTTGGCTCGCTCGACGGAACTGGTACTCTCAACCATGTTGGCTTATATCTTATGCACATGCCCCATATGTACAATAGGGTAAGGCAACGGAGGAGCTATCCCGAACTTCTGTTTGAACATCTCTTCGTGCAGATGCGCGAGAAACAGCTTCACAGCATATCGCCGCGCACGCGCATGGATGTGAGCCGGACTTAATTTCCCACCGGAATAGTGCTTGAACGCATCAGTGTTTTTATCGAACTTCTTAAGCTTCAACGCTTCCGCAGCCTGAGTCGCGAAGAATCCAGCATCGTTGCGTTGAATTTCCAACTCCTTGCGCTTCTTGTAAAGCTCCCCATAGAAACAGCTGGGGCGGTTACAGTTCTTCACGAACGACTCACCAGCTTTCCAGCAAAGCGTTTTCAGCATTGCATTATGGGGCCGCTTCTTGCCCTTGTCCCACTTGCGCGTAGGGTCAAGGCCAGCAAACGCCCAGATGTGCCCCACGGTAGGTGCCTTAGTGATGTCGATGTGCGCCAGCAAACCGGCGCTGATAACCGGCCCGATGCCGACGATACCGATCAACCATTTGCCCACTGGATGCGCCTCCACGTAAGACTGCAGCGCGCGTTTCGTCTGGTTCTCCAGTTCTTCCGACTGTGAAGTCAGATGTTCCAGCGTCTCGTGCGGCTCCGTGGGCATGGAACGCACCTGACCGGCAGCACGGATGCGCTGACGCTGCATTTGGTAGTAATTATCTACTAGGAATCTCGCCTGCGCGGCAGTCATGGTGGCAGCGGCTTTGCGTAGATCGCGGGTGAGTTTTGCTACGCTAACCCAGGTGTCCTCGATTTCCATTTTAAGCACTCCCTTGGATTGGTACTCTCAGAATGGTTTGGTTCGCTCCCCGTTTTTGGTTCTCTCGCTTGGAGTGGCTCGCTCGGAGCTTTTGGTACTCTCGAAGGGCTTGGCTCGCTCGGCCTCGTTTGGTACTCTCAGTCTCATTGGCTCGCTCGTTGCGTCAGGTTCTCTCAGCATCGCTGGCTCGTTACCATTTACGGTAACTCGGTTCGTTCACCCACAATCCATGACATATGCGTATTACCCTTGTGCTGTGCGATCTGCAGTAGGAGATTGTAACCGCAATTTTCGCACCAAAAATTAATTGACAGCCCATCACGTCTGCTGCTTGGATTGCCGCAATCGTATGACGTAGCCATGCTCACATTCACCTCGTTATCGATGCGAACCACACGTGTCATAGGGTTATCTTCCGGCCTGTCGAAGACAGTTACACGTTCATGGTGCAAGTAGTTATTATCGCAACGTGGACAGATTAGCTCGTTATCTTTCAGTCGCACATTTGCATCTACCATCGTCATACCACTAAGCTTTGCGTTGCCGTTTCAAACAGGTCCAAAAGCTCACTCTGGACGTTCTGCTTATTGCGCAGCAGAGTGTAAATCCTCTTCTCTACAGGAGTCCCCTGAAAATGTAGGTAGAGCTGTTTGTGCTTTTGGCCAACTCTACGTATTCGCATATTAGCCTGTTCATAAATTTCGAGGGAAGTAACAGGACTAAACCAAATGATAGTGTCGGCAGCAGTAAGAGTAAGCCCATGCGCGAGGCATTGCGGGTGAGCCGCAAGTACAGAATATTTACTGGTGTTCTGGAAAAGGTTAAAAATTTCCCCTCTTTCATTGGCGGAAGTGTCGCCAGATACAACCGCATGGTCTATCCCCTCGTTCTCAAGAGCCGTAGCTATGCCTGCCAGTGCATGCTTGAACGGCGCAAATACTAGCTTCTTGCCTCCTGCAGAAAGCACAACATCAATGAGTGCGCTAATCCTGTTCTCGTTATCCAGTGTTGCCGATTTTCTATCGGGATCGTTTAGATACACATAGCCCCCGGACACCTGGAGCAGCTTGGACATGCACGCGCCAGCGTTGGCGGCAGTGATCTCCCCGCTTTGCACAGCAGCATAACAATGCGCTGCCATTTGCTTGTAGACCTTGGCTTGCAGCGGCCCCAAGGGCACGTCAATCGTCTGATTTACCGCTTCCGGTAACTCCACCACGTCATCGAGCGTGAACCTCACGGCAGGTTGTAATGCTCTAAACGCTTTCTCCGTAGCATCAGCCTTCGGTGCCCATTTGAACTGCGACACGCGAATCATTAAATCTTCACGGAAGTGTTTGAAATACCTCGGCACACGTTGAGGGGTAATGATGGAAGACTGCGCCCATGCGTCAGTAGCAGCATTAGGGATAGGAGAACCGGTCATCCCCCAAATCCACTTGAACCGTTGTGCTTCCTTACGCAGAGTTTTAGTACGGGTTGCCATCCCGTTGCGGTAGACCGCCAACTCATCGATCACCAACGTGTCAATGTCCGCGCGTGCCCGCAGCTCGTCCAGGATGGTCTTGAAGCCATCGTGATTAATGATGTATATGTCTGCGCTGGTATCCTGCAAAGCTGCGATTCTCTTTGCCTTGGTGCCGTGCAGCACTTGATACTTGCGATCCGGCAGCGTGGCGAATATCTCCCTCGCCCACGTGAAGTTAAGCGTGGACAGCGGCGCGATCACTAAGAGTTTTTGCGCCAGACCAGACTTATTCAAGTAATCCCACGCCCATAGAGCACTGCGGGTCTTGCCCGTCCCCATGGAGTTCAAACAATAGGCCCGGTCGTGCATCGTCAGCATTGCCGCTGTCTTAAGCTGTGCATCAAACGGCGGCTCACCTATTGGATGCGGCCAGACATAATGCGTCAGAATCGGGCTTGGCGCATCGTAGCCCATCCGGCGTAGCATAAAGGTCGCTTGTGGTTCGTGCGGCACGAGCACGTAACCATTTAGCGTTTTAGCCTCGGGGAACAACGACACGACTGCCGGCGCTGTTGGGACGCCTAGCAGTTTATGTTTTTGACTTACCTGAACCTGGATCATTGTGGGTTACCTCCAATATCCAAAATACTCTGCCAGTTTCTGCACAAGTAATTTTTTCGTCAACTCCTGCTTATCATATTTGTTGACGAGCGTGCGTATTTTGGCTCGCACCTTAGCTTGCTGTTGCTGCTTGTTTCGTTCGTATTGCAAGAACCCGGCATGTGCCACTGGGTCTTCGATCAACTTGATCATTTGTGGGTCATCCTTCTTTTTGCGAAAGCTCTTGCCCGTTTAAGGGCTTCTTGTTCTTCGGGTTTCAGTCTGAACCTTTCAGGGATAAGCGGGCACCAATCATAGGAGTGGGCTCGTCCGCATACGATACACTTGCTCTTCGCTGTAGTCTGGTCCTGCATGTTGCTCAAGCCAGTGTTCCAGTTGATCTGCTTCCACCACCGTGCGTATCACCACACACTCCCCGCCCGCCTCACGTATTTTCTTCATGCATAGTTCCTGTAGCTTGGTGGGTTTCTTATCCTCGCCACCCTTTGCCTCGATGCCAAAGAATTTACCCTTGTAGCAAACGAGATAGTCCAACGTTCTCGCGCCCATCCCCATTTGCACCGGGGCAAAATAATAAGCCCCCATCCGATCAAGGACTTCTTTCACCCGCTTTTTCACTCGGGATTCTGGAGTTGCCATGTTCGCCCTTTCTCAAACGTTCCCCAACGCCTCATTCGATCAAAGGCGAGCGCCATACTAATATCGAGAGCTTCAGCCCACTCGCTAAGCGTTCCAATTTTTCCATTTTCGTCAATCCAACGTTTTGTGTTTCTTTTATTTTTCTGGTTTTCACTATGGGTAGTCCATCTAGTGTTAGCTGGTTCATAGTTACCATATGGATCAGGGTATCGATCAAGCTGGTAATCGGGTGACGGCTTTAGCCCCATATCCTCTATAAAGTTTTCGTAGCTTGCACGCCATCTGTCACACACAGTGACACCTATCCCGCCATACTTTAGATAATCTTTACGGTTAGAGTTGAAGCAGCGGGCAATCATTGTTCTCCAGATGGCATGCTCTGAACTTTCTACACCACCTAAATAGGCACCGTGTTTTATGCGGCTAACCATCCAAGCCGGTCGTTTATCTACGGCGACCTTTCCGCCCATTGTTCGTAATCCTCCCCTAGTTACCGTTAACGGTAATCAGAGCGCGGATGGTGGCGGCTATGTCAAAATCGTAGCCGGCGCGAGGGTCCTCCGCCACCTTCGCCGCCCGCTCCAGTGCAGCGGCTTCGATGAGAGGAGTGACAGCGGCGAGGATAGGCTCTACCGGACCAATGAAGACGTGCCAGCGGGCTTCGGGAATCTTAGTATCCCTGCACATCGCCCGCGCCGCAGCTTCTATGATGGCTGGATCGGTCACTTTGCCTCCTGCTTCAGAGCGCGAATGGCGGCGGCGATCTGACTGCCGTAATAGCGATCGTTGTGGATGTCGTGACCGTCTTTGTCTGCTTCAAATGCCCTTGCCGCCTTCTCCAGTGCAGAGGCTTCGATCAGGGGAGTAACGGCGGCGACGACGAGGGCAGCAAGATCGAGGTTGACGCGGGCAGCAATATAGAGGTGACGCTCATCCTCTCCGGGCCAGACATATTCTACTAGCGCCCGCGCCGCAGCTTCTATAATAGGATCAGTCATCGGCTCACCGGACGTATGCCCGTTGGTATACGAAACTCATCGTCCAGGTCAGGCGCTTGCGGCAGCTGCACGATGTGCGCAGATGAAGTTGGTATGTAACTGGTCGGCTCGTAGCGAGCTTGAAGCCGATCGGCCTCAACCTTGATATGGTTGATCGTAAGGTTGAACTCCTCCTTCAGGGCCTGTAACTCAAGGATTAGATCATGCTGGCGCTGAATTGCATCGGAGATGCGAGCTACAAGATCGTTCATTTACCAGCCCTCGTGTATGCGAGTTCTGAGAGTAAAGCCCATCAATGGCCAAAGCTGGCGAATCGCGTCTTCGTAGGCGAGACTCTTGCCAAGATCAGCATTGTAGTTTGCTTCTGAAGCGGGAGCACTCTTGCCGATGACGGTGAAGCCGTTGCGCATAACTAACAGGCAAATGCTAAGCACGGCGAGACTGCCCCCGATAGTGGCAGATGTAACGAGATTGTCTCCGTGCAAATCAGTAGTTGGCGTATCGGCAACTATGCGCTCGCCCGTAGTATAGAACTTGAAAACGATATTGTTCTCGATGTCGGCGAGTGAAATACGTGGTGCCGTAGCGTTAGCAGCAGCTGCAGTCTCAGTATCTTCTATGCTCACGATACCCTCCAAATCCGCATGCCATCGGATGTCGTTCTGGTCCGGTAGTTCCACCCCGGATTAAGTTTCTTGTAATTCAGCGCGTGCGAGCGGGCGAGCTGCTTACTCGAACCCGCCACGACGAAACTGTCGCCAACTTCCATCGACGCAAAAGGATACTTCGCTGCCCTTGCGCCGGTTGGCAGGGGGATACCCTTCTCAACAACTATTTCTTCCATCATTTCCATTGTCCTACGCCCTTCGTTACTTTTAACGGTAACAGGTAAAGTGGAGCCGGTGACTCATGGAACAGTAATGGCCCCGGCCCCACCCACGCACATCGCATCCATCCACAGCGAAAGATACGAGCGGCGCGTGTTCAATGTCCATGATACTCACACGATGACACTGGGCACCAGCGGCGGCATAGCGCTCCTGGGCGAGGTGGATAATTCTTCGTGTTGTATGCCAGCTCCAGAGCCTCGATACGCGGCCAGATGCCACGCCACACCGACACCATGTCTTTACGATCGAAGTCCTTGCGTGACGATACGTTTGGGCCTTCCTTCAGCCAGATGAACTCTGTGCGGAGCTTGTGTATTTGCGGAAGATGCGCGAAACAACACGATGCCAGCAGAGCCAGCTGCTGCGAATCATCGATCAGCTTCCCGGTCTTCCAATCCAGGCTCAACGCCACCGGCTCTTTTATGCCTATCACGTCAGCCTTGGTGCGGAACCAAGCATTACTATCGTAGTAACCGCACGCTGAAAAGTTTTTATCAATCGCCAGCTTCTGCTCGACAAGTATCTGGTCGTACTTGATCTCTTTTAGCTTATCGAGCCAGCTTTGTAGCGCTGGCATACCGATAGGCAGCTTGGTGCCCTTCGTAAGATAAAGCTCTGCGGCTTTATGCACCTCGTTGCCCCAACTCAGCGCTTCGGACTCGGCTTCCCGGAAGTTTTTCGTAACATCGACTTCGTTATATCGACGGGGGCAAGTCTCGAAATTCTTTAGCTTGCTGTAGCTCCAGCTAAATGGCTTCTGGTCCAGTGTTTGCACGTTCATCGTTAATGCTCGCGATCTGCCAGTATCTGTCGGATTTTGGCTTTGGTTTCTGAGGTTAACCAATAACCCAGACCGCGTTTAGCTTCAATATTTATATTATATGTCTCCAGTGATTTCCTTAATCTATGCACCGCTACACGAACTTCTGTGCCAACGCTCAAGCGTTCGTAAATCACCTGGGATGCTACAACTTCCATGCTTAATAAGAGTAGCATTAGGCTAGCTTGCTGCGGTGATAGCCTGAAAGTCAGACGTAGTTTTATGCTTTCATCGGACATTGATTCGGCCTTCTCTACAGTAAATGATACCATATCTGCAACCGTAATCAATAAAAATCTTTACTGTTCACGATAATGTGATTTACTGGACACTATAGCGAACAGCGAGCACAACCATCAGCACTATGCCTGCCAGCGATACAAGAAGCATCGCCAGAGAGATTAGCTCGATTACACGTAGCCGCCGCTCGTTCATTACTTCGCCTCCCCATAGTTGTCCCCCACGCCCACCTCAGCCATGAGCGGTAAGCCTGCACCCCACTCAGGTCTGCGTGTCATCTCCTCCATCAGGATCGCTTTAACCTCTTCAACATGCCGCACATGTATGACGTAGCCGTTCTCGTCATGCGCCTGCTGAGCAAGGTGATACCCAAGCGGCATAATTCTTTTCTGTATGCGTGCCGCAGCGTCAAATACCAGTATCCTGTCCAGATACTGCACGATGTTCTCAAGTAGCTTCCCTCCATAGAGGCGCTTGGGTTTACCGGAAAAGGTAAACTCCCATTGGCCATCTTTGTATTGCAAATTATGGTAATACATTCTGAGCCTGCCAGGGACATGCACCATGCCCTTCTCGATGACTACGGGACCCACCTGCATGACGTTTCCACCGTTGGCAATGATAGGTATCGCCAGAGTATTTAGCTTGGCCCATAGAGCCGGTATCTGGTAGTAAACATTACGGTAGGTATACACTATCTGTGCAGCTATTGCGTCATCCAGCTCGATGCCCTTGCCCAGCTGGTTCTTGGACATGATCCTGAGCTGCCGCTGGAACTTCATCCAACCCAGCCCGAACCCTAGCCCGAGAATCGCGGTCTTCCCGCAGAATCTGGCATCAGGATGAACTTTTTTGTTAATCTTTTTATTAAAAACAATGGACGCAAAGTTTGAATATACATCGTCTCCATTCTCAAACTGGTTAAGCAAGCTAGTCTGATCCGCAAGGAACGCCACCAGTCTCGCCTCGATCTGCGAGCTATCCACCACCATCACTTTATGATCGGGTGGTGCAGTCAAGGATTTCCTTAGCTCGCCTCCCCGCGTCATGTTTTGCACGTTTAGCTGCCAGTCCCCCGAGCCACGATGTGTATGAGCACCGGAGAACCGCACAGGCATTGGCATGTTACCTTTAACGGTAACCGGCCATTGAAGGTTGGAGATATTTATGAATCGCTGCGCGCGGGTTTCCTCTATGGTGCTTTTCGCGCCAAGTCTCGCAGCCACCAGAGCCTGCACAATGGGATTAGGATGCTCCTCAAGCTCCAGGAACGCCTGATCTGTTTTGGCGAACGCATATAGCTCCAGCCCTGTAGTGGGTGAAATTTTTTTAGGCGGGTCCACGCCCTGAGTGCGCAGCATGTCGGCAAACACCTCGTTTTGCCGCACAGTCTGGGCGTCTGCCCCGATAGCGCTCAGTGCCACAGACTTCGCCACCAGCACGTTATTCCGGTGCAAGGCTAGCCGGGTCTGGTCCAGCCGGAAAACCGGCTCCACGGTCATCCTGAGGATCATGTCGAGGATGGGTATCTCGCACATGGGGAACGCGCCTGATACTACCAGCGTCTTGAATATCCCCGCGCAAAGCGACACATCGTTAAGCGCGTATTCCACATAAGCGTTGTAGAGGCCCGATGCCTTGATCATCGGCAGGTCCATGCCGCGCACGCCAATGAGTGCGCTACTGTCCTTCACGCCAAGCTGCAAGTGCCGTGCTACTGCGCTCAAAGATAAGCTCGTAAGCGCATAGCGTATGGTCGCCTGCGCCACAGAAAGTGTGCAACAGAGTATCTTTGGAACAAAATTATATCGCCACGAGAGGATACTTGCGTCGAATAGCGCGTTATGGCTAATGGTCATGAGGTCGCTGGGATCGTATCTCTTGAGATGCGAGTCTAGTTTATCGCCATCTACCCAATAGGGGGTGTTAGAGAGTCCCTCTTGGAAGGCACAGCCGTTGACCCGGAACCGGGGAGATAGTATATACTCTGCCGGGGACAGAAACTTCAGCGAGAAGTCGTCGCTGTAGTACGTCTCGAAATCGAGGAACAGAAGCTTCATGTTACTTTTTCCGGTAACTGCAGCGCAGGTGCTGCTATAGGAGAAATACAATGGCATGGTATAAAAACAAACAGCGTGACGTTCGTCCGGCAACCCCGGAAGACGAGGGGTACGATCCGGCACTGAGCCAAGTGTTCATCAAGATGGACGATGGCACAGAGGAACTGGTAGACGCCACGCTGCTTGGCACGGGCGATCTCCCCCCAACCCCACCGGCTGCACAAACAAGTCATGCTCGGAAGCCCGCTAACGAGCGCACTTGACATGGTATAAATACGATGATACATGCCCACTGACGCTTCTCTCGTGGGTGGGAACGTCATATTGCGAGCGGGGGTTGAGAGTAAGTCTCCCTCCGCTCGCTTTTTCATTTAGTCTTCTAACTTGGCCAAGCCACTACGCGCTAAGCCAGCGACCATCTTCTGTGCAGCTGGACCGGGATCGTCAATATCACGCATCCCATGCTCACGCGCTTCGGCACCCGAACTGAACACCGGCACTTCAGTTTTATAATCAAACGTGCTGGAGTGAACAACGCCGGGAAAACGAAGCGCGAGCGTGTGCTCGGTGCCGTGGCACGCGAGCCATCCTCCACACAGGTGTCCGTCGCGCTGGTGACACATGAACACCTTGCGGTCCTGCTCCCACGTCTCGCCATCGTAGAGCGGCAACTTGTCATACTCGTTCTGACTCCAGATGCCGGAAGGCACGTCGCGGCGGTAGGGGCACGAGCCGCACGGCGTCGGGGGCGGCTTGGGCAGGTTAGTCTCCGCCATTGTCCCCTCCATCTTCCACTTCCGCAATCAACGCCTCCTTGACCAGCGCTACAGATATACTCAGGTTGGGCCACTCAACGATGACACTGGCCTGATCGTTCTCTTCGTACTCCGTGAACTCGCCGTACCAGTAACCGCTGTCCGGCATCAAATCATCTGGCACACAGCTCATGCTCTCTATGTCATTGATCAACGTCAGCACTGCTTCCCTTAGTTTACCCATCTGAACCATCTCCCTTAAGTTACCGTTTTCGGTAATTCACAGCTTGCGAGGTTTTCACCGGCTGAACGACCTCTGTCCCTTTAGGACAACTGAAAGGAAAGAACCGGAACCTCGCCTTGTATTGCCTTGGTTACCATGGACGTTATGACCTATCCATAGGCCGCACAATCGCCCGTTGCTGCTAGCGGCTGCGGGGGAGCTTCACCTTTCCTCTCAGGTGTTGGCGTTGGTGTTGACTCTGATCGGCACACTGACGGTGACCTGGTGAGCCAGTACCTCGTAAGTCTCGTTAGTGTGTGAGAAATACCGGGCAATCCGCGCACGGATTGCCTTAGGCTTCTGCAGGCTTGAGACGATCTCGCTGTCCCACCACTCGGAGACGTACTGGTCCAGAGTGGTGTAGGCTTCACGCTTGGTGCCCGCCAGATAGGTGTCGTGGCCATGTTTATGCGTAACGGTCACGACCCAGATGGGGATGGTTGCTTTCACTTTGGTTCATTCCTCTTAAATATAGGACGCTCTCCACTGGCTATCCTCTCCCTGTCTCTCTGGTCTATGGCCGCCGATTCTATCTCATTCTCTATCCTCTTCCCCCTGTCCACGGCATAGAGGTACCCAAACACAACGCCGATAAGCGCCCCAACAAACGCGTAGCCTTCCAGGTTGATCAAACCTCCAATTGCTGCGCCTACACCGCACCATAAGGCGGCGATGAATATACGATCAACCATGTTGTCCTCCATCAAGCGCTTCGACACCAGCAGACACCATGATCTTGTTGAACCACTCCCACTGCTTCGGAGAGAACTTAACAGTGTCATACTGTGAAGCACGAGCAAACGTCTGCGCCACGAACGTCTGCGCGTTGGGCGTGATACGCGCGTTGGACTTGAGGATAGCTTCTGCAGCAGCCTTGACCCATTGGCTTGAGACATCGGCTCTGTCGTTCTGCCACGAATAGTCGTTGGATTTGCTCGGGGCGTTGCCGTTGTTGGCAGCAAGCGTCTGGCCGTTACCGTTACCGGTAACAGGCGTGCAATGCTGGATCAACTCGATCCATGTGAACCCATGGGAAGTGAGTGCGCTGTCTACTGCAGTCAGCACTTCATTGCTCAATGGACGACTCGTCATGTGGGTAACTCCTTTTCTATCTGGTTATGAGCGAGTTACCGTTTCCGGTAACTCGCTCAGGTTTATGCTAGTAGCGTGCGCCCTTCGGCTTCTGCTTGGGGACCATCACCACCTCGCCCCAGGGATACTGGTTTGGTTTCTTGACGGTGCTACCCCAGATCACAGGATAGTTTGGGGTATACCCCGGGAACCTACCGTCACCATCGGTGAGATAAATCAAGCAATCCGGCTCCACCTGATTGTCCCTTATCCAATCAAACACCGGCACGAAGCTAGTGCCTCCACCTCCTCTTACACCACGGCGTCGTATGGTGTTCAGATCATCAGGTGATTCACACACGTCCACGTCATGCACGTGGTAGTCACACCACACGATGATCACCTTGCGCGGCTTCATATCCGTAAGCACGCCGGATACTTCAGCGAGGAACATATCACGCTCATTGATCACGGACCCAGAGGTGTCGCCGCCTATCACGATGGTGCCTGTGCCATGCCCAGAGCGGGACGGCGCATAGATGTCCCTTGTGATAAGTCTTCTGTCCGGTACCCTCCACTCCCAGCGATCGCTTCCGATCTTGCGCGCCATGACTGCGCGAAGCTTGTCCGTCCAGTCCACCTTGGGCGTCAGAAGCTCTTTGAATAGAAGTGCTGAGCCGCCTGCACCCTTGCCTGCCTGCGTGTCCAACTCCATTGCGGCAGCTAGCTCTCTGGCCCACTTCGTCTCGCTGCGCTCGGCTATCGCAGTGGTCGGGTTCTTGCCTTGTGCCTCACCCGGCTTCAGATGCTGGTCAAAACTGCCCTCTGGGGAGTTACCGTTAACGGTAACCTTGTCAGGTTTGTCAGATTCTCCCTGATTTTGCCCCTGGTCTGGTCCATTTGGCCCATCAGGACACGGCTGACCGGGCTGGCCCGGGGGTTTGGGCATGTTACCCTGCTGGCTCGCCTGATATATTATCCTGTAAGCCTCCGTGACCGAGTGCTTCTGCGTCACCAGATGCGGCCAGTGATACCAGTCCTTATGTAGTTTTCCGATCTTGCTCGATACGAGCATGTCGTTGACCACCAAGTCCAGAGCGACCTGTGCGATCTTGATGTCGAACGGGAGTTTGGTGCCATCAGCACAGAGCACATACCCTGCCTGCCTCCACCTGTGAAGCAATGCGGTATGGTCCAGCACGCAGTGAAGTATCTCGTGGCCACATGCGAACACCCGGTTCATCAGGTCATACTGGAAGAATGTATCCGGGTTGGCGAGCATGACGAACCCATCGGTTGCTGCAATGGGCACGTCACGCGTGAAATACGCAACCTTCTTGTCGTTTTCCGGGTTCATCATCGTCATGAACAGATGTGTGAACCCCGGCGCGTGAAACACAAGCGCTGTGCGAGTCTCACGCCATTGGCGTGTTTGCACTTTATCCAGTTCCGCTGGCTTGTATTTGCTCTGGTCGATCATGTGGGTTACTCCTTTATGCACGCGATGATGAACTTCACGCGGTCGAACTTGGTGTTGTACCTGGCACACACATCAGCCATGTCGTGACACAGCACAATGTATGATGTGGGGTGCGTGTATCTACGCACCGTTCGCATGAACTTTACAAGTTCAGTGGTGTGTTTCTTGGTCTTCATTGTGCTTAGTCCTCTTGGTTAGGGTTAGGGTTAGTGTCCATGTCTGTTACCGTTTCCGGTAAAAACTGAGTCTGACCATGTTCTTTTATCATCTGCAGGATCATGGCGAATGCCTGCAGCAGACCATTACAGGGCACGATGTGGGTCACCCCATCAGCTATTAGCTGGTACTGGATAGACGACATGTCGGGAGCGATACTCACGATCATGAACCCCGGCATGTAGCTATGGTATGCACCACTGCGTCCCATCCTTTCATGCGGCAATCCCAGCTTGATCCGCTTCATGGTTTCCCAGTCCCAGTCCCAGTCCCAGTCATCATCGTCCCATTCAGGAG